ATGGACGGTCACCTCCGCCAAAGAAATTCATTCGATTTCGTCAGGTTCGCAGCTGCAGTTTCAGTGCTGATAAGCCATCATTTTGCACTGAACGGCTTAGCAGAGCCCTTCATCCCGGTATTTCGCGATACTTTGGGCGGGGCGGCTGTCGCGGTGTTTTTCGTCATGAGCGGATACCTGATTTGCGAGAGCCTGAAACGATCAAACCGATGGGATGCGTTTCTTGCGGCCCGGTTTCTCCGCATTATGCCGAACCTGACGTTCGCATTAGTGACGACCTCCCTCGTGATGCTCGTGTGGTTCTCCAACTACTCCAACTTGGAAGCCCATTTTAAGTATGTGACCCGTAATCTGGGAATGTTCTTCCACGGAGCGACCTCACGGATTCCCGGTGTACTGGCTGGACAACCCTCTCAAAGCATCAATGGATCTATCTGGACGCTGCCTTATGAATTCTGGCTCTATGTGGCCCTATTCTGTGTTTTCCTGCTCCCGTCGCGTTATCGCCTTGTCGGCCTGCTGACCGCTGCGATTGCAGCGAACGCCATCGGTCTTTTGGCTTCCGACAAAGATCGTATCTTTTTCCTTCGAGCATTCTTCGTCGGGAAACTTGGGCTGTATTTTTTCAGTGGGGCTCTTGTGGCGGTGCTATGGCCGCTGATTTCGTCAAAGCTGTGGGTCGCAGTTGCCGGCGCAATAGCAGGTATCGCTGTTTCCCGCTGGCTGCTCCCGACGGAGAGCCTCCTCTATACGGTGTCGCTTGCCATTCTGATCGTGGGCATCTGCAGCACAAGCATCTTTGCTTCCTTTGGACGCTTCGGAGACGCGTCCTATGGCATTTATATCTTTGCGTTCCCGGTTCAGCAGTTGTGCATCCTTTCAATCGAAGGCTTCTGGCTGTCGATGACGGCGGCGCTTGTAATCACGATCCTCATTGGCTATGCGACGTGGCACACGTTTGAGAAACGATGCCTCCGGTACAAGCCTCAACTCGCCTCATTCCTAGCGAATGTGGAAGCGATCGGCAGGCTTTATCCACGTCGCGCCGGTAGTTGATCTTGGCTTTCTGAGACTTGACCTCAAAGTTTCGGTACGTAGACCACCGGCAGCTCCTGCCAGATCGTCCATAATCCGTGCCGAAGGGCATAGTTCACCTGCCCCCTAACGGTGAGGTCTGGAACGTTCATCAATTCAAGCGGGATTTGAGCGCAGAGCTCAGTCGAACCAGGGCCGAGAGGAGCAGTCCGCATTTCCCGGATCACCTCACCGTCGCTGCGCCTGGAGACCACTGCAGGATAAGCGACAGCCGTTCCGTCCACCACCAGCGACCATGCAATAACGGTCGGCTGGGCATACCGCTCCTTATGCCAGGACCAGCGCCAACAGACCTGGGTCGGTTCACGCAGGGTCGTTTCGACCTTTTGATCGGTCAGGACGGGTGCAAGGCGAGCCTCGACGATCGGGCTCGCGTAGTAGAACAGTACCAGTCCGACTAGGCACATGAAGAGCCACACTGCGGCACCGGCAATGAGCTTAGTCTTGGTCATTTGCCACCTGACATTTTGAACCAGACAAGGGTGCAGATGCCTGTGATGAACAGGATCGTCATGGACAGGAAGCCTTGCTTCACCATGGCTTCCTTGATTTCTCTCCAAGAGCGAAGGGCATCGAGGTCCTTGCGAAGACTGCCGATCTCGCTGGGATCAACGCCGATGCGCTCGAGGAACCGGTCGATAGCCTTATCGGCGGCGGCTTCCGCCGCATCCACTGCCGCCGCCTTGGCGATCTTTTCGACTTCTTCTTTGGAGGGGGCACGGGCCAGTGCCTGAGCAACGGCATGGTCCGCAGCCAGTCTGGCGATGTTCTCCAGCTCGTTGAGGGGAATAATGGCTGGCGGACTGGTACCGAGGTCAGGGATGTTAGTCATCTGACCTAGACTCCGATTGGCTTCCGGGCCTTCCAGCGGCCGTAGAGTGTCCCGAGGCCGCCGCCGATGCTGCCGAGCGGAGGGCCGTAGGTTTCCCACGACAACGGCACACCGTTGGCGGCCATGGTGCCGATGGTGGCAACACCGCCCAGGATCGCAAAGATGGCGCCCCAGGTCACGCGGCTCTGATACCAGGGCTCGTTGTTGGTGAGGTGCTCCAGAGCCGGTTGCAGCTCCTTGGCTACCTCCACCTTCACGACCGGTTTCTCCGGGGCCTCAATCGGAACGGAGGGCGACTTGACGAGCCGGTCGGCAATGCGGGCAGCGATGTCGAGAACGATCAGTGGGGTCATGTGAAGATCCTCTTCAGCAGGATGGTCAGGGCACTAAAAAACCCGCCTGAAGCGGCGGGCTGGGAGACGGGAACCGAAGGCGGCGCGATGTCGGGAGGCGGCGGGATTGGAGCAGGAGCCGGCCTGCCTGTAACCATGGCGAGCGCCTCTCTTTCGACACCGACGACGCGCTTGCGCCATCCTTTGCCGAACGTCCGCCAGGTTGGCAGGCGAGAGAGAAAGTCGAGGCGCGATCTCGTCAGGCGGCGGATGATCTCGGCCGGGTCCTTGGCGCACACGGCGGCCAAGGTCTTCGGTCCGATCACGCCATCGGCTTTCGTTTCGACGATAGCCTGAAGATGCTTTGCCGCACGCTGCGGCCCCGAGTTCACGGCGAAGTCGAAGACGGCATAGTCGACGCCGGCCGGAAGATCGTCTCCCTTAACCACGTTCCAGTAGTTCGCCCGGTAGATCGCCCCGGCCTCTTCCAAGGACAGCGCCTTGACCTCGGCTTTGCTCACAGGCCGGCCGCGCCACCGGCTTAGGGTCTCAAGCGTGATTCCCCGGTTCGTAGCACCGCCGGGGTCGCGGGGGTGATCAACATAGCCGCCCTCGTGCTGAAGGACGAGCGACAGTGCCCGCCCGAAAGTATCGGTCGTCATGGTGGCCTCGTGATGTGGGGATGCCCTTGCCAGGCTTCAGGGCTTATGATGAATTTAAGCCTCCGCTGGGGAGGTATTCATGAAGTCGACTTTGATTGCCGTTGGGGTAGCGGCCTTGGTTCTGGCGGGGTGCCAGACGACGGCTGAGCAGCCGCAAAGAGGGTGGGTTCGAGTGGACGGGCGCCCGATGATCGGCAATCCGCAGTTGACGCAACAACTCCAGATCGACCAGACCATCTGCTTAGGAGAGACGAGCAAGGCAGCTTCAGGGATGCAGCCGGTTTACTGGCGGGGCATTGGTGGGGCGATCCAAGCTCAGATGATCGAGAACCAGCGCACCGATATGCTCACCAACGTCGCCAAAGGCTGCATGGCCGAAAAAGGCTACATGCTCATGACGGCGGAGGAAGCTGCGGCCTTCCGAGCATCCCGAGCGCAGAGCCGCCCCAGGACTTAGGCCGGCAGCGCGGCCGCCTGCTCCATCAGCTCGTCGAGTTGTTTTTCGGTGATGCCGAGGCCGTATGCCAGCATCGGCACGAATACCCCGTCCCGGTCGAACACGTCGCCGCGCTCGAGCGCCTCTTCCGCGGAGGCCTTCTGCAGCGGGTCGGTGAGCGCCGCGATGGCAGCCTGAACCGCATCAAACAGCGTGCCATCACCCCTGGGTGTCACCTTCATGATCGTGCGGGCCCGCCACATAGCGACGGAGCGTGGAGGTTGCGGCTCGGGAGCCGGAGGCGCATAGATCTCGACCTGACCGTCTCGCCACCGTCGCATGCCCGCGTTCGTGATGAACTCAAGCCACTGACCATCCGAGATCTCAACGGCTTCGGGAGGGATGTCTTCCCCATGCACCTCAGGCGCATAGAAAGCGGTCGGGAAGCCCTGCTCGTCAAAAACAGCTCTCTTCATGTTCAGTTTCCTATGGCGAAGAACTGGGCGTCCGCTGTCGACAGATTGACCGCACCTCCTGCCGTGACGTACCGCATGCGGAGTGTGAAGTCTGTCTTGGTGAAGGTATCCGCAACACAGATCACGCCTGTGCCGGCATCGAGCGTCGGCACCTTGGCGTTCGCGACAACCGCGAAGCAGGCATTCGGGAAAGCGAGCGGAAATGTCTTCACACCGCCGCCGCCCGTCGTCGATCCCCATTGAACGATGATGCCCCCGGGGAGCTTCACGTATCCCGCTGCGGCGCTCGACTGAGCGAAGCCGAGCAAGGCGGTCACTTGGTCAGCCGTCAGGTCCTCCGGGTCGCCTGTGCCCGCCGCGGCGCGGCCTTTGATCCGCCCTGTCGGCATATCCGCCAGCAGCGTGTTGTCGACGCTGTTCGCGCCTACGGCTCCCCCCGCAGGCCCCCGGATGTCGACTGCCTGAGCGATGTCGCTCACAAGCCCGGTCGGACCAACGTAGCTACCGGTCGCCGGCTTTGTTCCGGCACCCCCCACCCAATCTGTGACCTGAAGCACGCGCCGGGCACTGTCGCTGACGATGGAGAAGACCGGCGACCAGCCCTTGTCGCCCTGATCCCCGGTCCGCATGAAGGATAGAACAATGGGATCGTTGTTCGCGAATGCAGTCCCCGACCCGACATGCGCGATGCTGATGTTCTTGTAGCCAGCAGGCGATGCCACGGCCGTGACCGAGTACAGCGCCCACTTGGTCAGATCCGTCTCATGCTGCAGGCGGATGAAGCCTTTGACCGCCGACGTACTGTCGTCGAACGTGTCCATGATCGGGCCGAAAGCCACGCTGTTGAGGGCGGTGTTCGATGCTCGCAGGACCGTCGCGGCGTTCACGGCCGCCGAAAGGCGCAGGAAGCCGGTTCCAGGATCCGCGTCCGTCGTGGTGGTCGAGAAGGTATAGCGCGCGGTGAGGCCCCCATGCGCCCCCTGCGCTCCGGTGTTGCCGAGATTGCCGGTGCGCACGAAGGAAAGGACCATCGCCTCGTTGTTGGCGAAGGTGCCGTTGGAAGCGACCGGAGCAACGGCTATCGTCTTGTAGCCGGTGTTGGCCGTGACCGCACCCGTCACCGCGAAGATGGCGAACTTCGACGGATCGCTCTCGGACGTGATCTGGATGTGTCCGCGCAGCGATGTGCTGGTGCTGTCGTCGAAGGTGTCGAGCGCAGCGCCAAAGGCTGCGCTCGACCCATTGGTGTTCGAGACGTAAAGCTGCGTCGAGGAGGCGAAAGTCGCGTTGTTGCCCCGCAGGAAGCCGGCGCCGGGATCGGCGTTCGTGAGCGTGGAGGAATAGGAGTAGCGGGCGGTCATGCCGCCGCCATGGATCCCCTGCACACCCTGGATGCCCTGCGGCCCGCGGATATCGATGGCCTGGGCGATGTCCGTCACCAGCCCCGTCGCGCCGATATAGCGCCCGACCGGAGGCTTGGCGTAGGTGGTTCCGGTGGCGGTCCAGTCAATCACCTGCAACACGCGCCGGGCACCGTCCGCGACGACCGCGATAATAGGGCTCCAGCCGGGCGGCCCGACCTCGGGCAGGGGCCGGATGCGGGTGAGGTATTCCGAAACCCTGAGCGCGTAGATGCGGGGATCGGTGTGCTTGGTCCAGCGGACCATGAAGTACGGCACGTCAGTCAACGTCGGGCCGGACCAGGGAGCGGCAAGCTTGATCTGGTCGACGGCGAGCACCTCCTTGATCACGGCCATTCCCGAGACGCCGTTGTTCGGGAACACGAAATCGAAGGGCAGGACAGCGGGATCCCACGCGACCAGCTCACCGGTGGCAATGTCGGAGCCGTTGGTGAGGGTAATGGTGCCGTCGTTGTAGAAGAAATAAGACGGGTCGAGAGCCATGGATATCCTCCCGGCCAAGAGGGCTTGGCCGATGGTTCAGGCGTGGATGGTGGAAGGGTTCAGCGGCCGAGTGTGATGCCGTTCTCGGAAAGCAGCTTGCGGATTTTCTCCGCCGTGAGGGCCTTGCGCACCTTCAGCTTCAGGGCGATGCGCTGGTCCTCCATCGCCTCGTCGGCGTCCGCCAGGGCAAGGATCTGACGGGCGATGTCATCAGCCTTGATGTGCCGGCGCTGGGCCTCCCGGTTCAGCATGGCGGAGGGCTGGCCGGCCAGGTGCTGTTCGGCCCGTGCGACCTTGCGGGTGTAGAGCGCCATACGCAGCCGCACCGGCTCGAAATGCCGGTCGATGGCGGCTTCAGCGAGTTCCCGCAGCTGCTCCACGGTGGGACCGATCTCCAGACGCGCCATGATCAGCCCTCCCGCCGCTTGGCTTCGATCAGGATCGAGACCGGCTGATAGGGGAACGGATCGAAGGTGACGACATACTCGCCAGAAAGGCGCAGCACGAGTTCCAGGTCCTCGCCATCGGCCTCGACCGACTGCCCGCCTTCCGGGCCGTGCACGTTGACCGTCACACCGGCCGGGATGCCTGAGACGACTGCTACCGTGTCCTCTCCCTCGTGGGTCTCGGTCACGGAGTAATCGAGCTTGGGCCGGATGGTCGGAACGCCGTCCGGGAAATACCAGAACGACTCGTTCCACGGCGGGATGTCCCAGGCCTGCCCTCCCTGCTCCGCCCTCACCTTCTCCAGCACGCCCGGAGGCGCCGGATAGACTTGATCGAGGTGGCCGACGTAGCGGCCCTGTTCATCGGTATAGAGGATCATTCAGAACTCCAAAGCTGCCCAGCGGACGCGGATGCCGTTGGCGGAGTAGTTGCGGATCGTGAGAGAGGAAGAGGTCCAGGCGATGCTCCAGCCGCAGCTTTGAACGCCGCCCTCGCTGGTGTCGCCTTCGAACAGGAATGGCGTGACCCATTCACCGACCATGGCCGCGACCCCGTTGCCCTGCCAGTACGGGTTCCCATTGTTGACGTCAGGGTGCTGTGCCCTGACGAGCCAGGACCCGGTGGGAGGATCCAGGCTCAGCTCTTTGACATAGGTCGACTCCGCCACTCCGATGCACAGAGACGGATCGACCCCATGAGAGATCGTCGCCACGGTCGGGACGCTCGGCTGTGCCGCCGCCGAGACAAGACGTACGCCTGACGCCGCAACACGCGCCGGGATATTGTCGGCATCGAAGATGATCTGATCGAGGGAAGCGGCGGCCGCATCGGCCCCCAGCTCCGAGACCCTGAACCGGTATCCGGCTCCATGTTTGCCTAGAATGATGCGTCTGGCCATGAGCTAGGTCTCGGTCTTCATGATGGCGAACCAGCGGGCGGTGGTGCCCGCAGCGGGATAGGTGAGGAAGTATTCGTCGCGGATCGCTCGGAGATAGAAGCCCGATGGGTCCGCTTCGGTACTCACCGGCAACCTGCGTGGGTAGTGTGTCAGCGAGCCTGCGAACACCAGTGGCGTCGAGGGATAGGTGTCGGGGAAGGCCACGCGAACGGCGTTACCCCCGGACGGTACGGTGACTGTGCCCGAAGCCAGCACCATCCCGGCCCGCTCCGTCATGGTGAACAGGAGCTGCGAGTCGGGCGCGCTCAGCGCGTCATTGGCCGGCTTCGATACCCACAGGCCGAAGACAGACCCGCGGCGGCCCAGAACCATACGCCTTGCCATGTCAGTCCTGCGAGAGGGTGTAGAAGAGGTACTTGTCGCCGGACGCGAAGGCATGGTTGCCCCAGCTGACCGCCTGGATGGCCTTGACCCGGGTGGCCTGGACCACGAGGCAATACGGCGTCCCATGGAAAACGGCGTTGGCTTCCGTGGGATGGGGCAGGTACTCATAATGATTGAAGATCACCCGGCCGTTGATCTTCACGGCGGCGAGCGTCGGGGGCGGATCAGCGAAGGTCTTGCCGAAGCTGACCCATGTGTTGAGGCTCGATATCTGCCCTGCCGCTCCCACCTTGGCACGGGCGGCCCTCTGAGCCGAGAAGCTGATCTGCCGGCTGTCGTTCACATCCGCGGAAAGCGCGTCGATGCCCCGCCGCGAGATGCGCAGATCGAACGTTCCATCGGGCATACGGCCCATGACGACACGACGGGCCATCAGGTGTTGTCCCAGATCTCGAAACGCTGGTTCGGGCCATCGATGAGGAATCCGCCCGTCGTGTAGCTTGCACCCGACGAGACAGTGCCGATGTTGGCGGTGATGGCTGAGAGACTCAGCACGTTGATCTGGTTCGCATTGATCGAGCCATCGGCGATGAAGTCGCCACGCAGGACCATTCGGCCGATCCCGTTGCGGGTGCCGATGGAGAAGACGGCCTCGGCACCGAAACCGCCGCCTGGGGACCCGACGAGGAACTTGTCCACCGCGATCTTGAACTCTGATTGCGGCGGCCCCTCAGGGCCTTGGATGCCGACGAGCTGCAGGCCGCCGAAGAAGCCGTTGGCGTCGAGCGTGACTTTCCAGGCGCCGATCAACTGCCCCGTCACGTCGGCAACAGCGGTGAAGCGCTCCCCCACCGTGATGGCGTTCTCGTCGAACTCCGCCACGACATCGTTGCCGAAGATGGCGATGGCTTTGTCAGCCGTCACCTTCACATCGGCCACTTGCAGGATCGCAGCTCTTGCCCGCTCGTCAGCCTCCTCCGCCACGACCCGGGCCTCGCCGCCCAGGTCCGCGATGCTGTCGAGAAGCCCCAGGCTTTCCAGATCCCGGCTGAGTTCCGGCACGAGATCGTCGGGCTGGATCCTCATGATGAAGAACTGGTTGTCCAGCACGAGGGGCGGCGGGTTAACGATGACGATGCTGAAGGCCCCGACGACATTGGAGGCCGTGACACCCGCCACCCGCAGGCGAATGGTCTGCGCTCCCGCCACAATCGCTTCGAACGTGGTCTTGTCGCCGCTATAGGCCCGAACCCAGGTCTGCCCGTTGTCGTAGGAGACATCCGCGATGTAGGAGACCGCTCCCTTTGCCGGCTGCCAGCCCGCCTGCAGGACGAGGTTCATCGCGCGCTGGTAGACCTGAGCGGCAAGCGTCGTCACCACCGGGATCGAGGAGGAGAACACGTCCGGAATGGTCGGCAGCGGCGTGACACCCGTCTCGACCACCGCATAGACGGCCGGATCGTCCACCACGCCGGTTAGGGCAATGTGCTCCCCGTCCGTGTCGGGCGTACCCTCGGTGATGAGCACGCGGAAGGTGCGCGGCTCCCCGGGCGAGAAGGCGGCTGTGGGGCGGTCTGCCAGATCCGAGCGGGCAATGGCGTCGGCGAGCGTCATGCCTTGCCGGGTCGCCTCCGTCGCCATGTCGGCGGCGTTCACGATGGCAATGCGGTCGGAGGTGCCACGGGTGACGCGCACCGGCCCCCAGGGCTGACCGTCCCGGCGCCTGACCTCGATGTAGTGGTTGGTCGCGTTCTCGTCCCAATCGAGATCATGGTCGAAGGTGATCTGCCGCGTGGCATTGTTGTAGGCCACGACCTCGGCAGACTGCCCCCAGGTTTCCGGCTCCTCGCACGAGAGCACGACCAGATCGCCGCGCTTGAGCAGGCGGCCCTCCGCCCGGGCCGTCCAGGAGACCATGATGCGCCGGTGCTGGTTCTCGCCTGCCATGAAGCGCACGAGCCCGGCTGCCTGGGATCGCTTGGTGACGCCTACGAGTTGCACCCGAGCGGGCTTCGCGAGCGTCACACCTTCCGGAGCAGACGAGACTTCGGCTAGCTTGAACGTGGTCTCGTCGATGTACTCTCCCACGATCCCATCGGCGAGGTCGTGATCTGCCAGGGTGTAGTCGATGGTGAGCGAGTCCCGCACGATGTCGTAGTCGGTGAACATCATGCGCGGGATGCCGCGAGGCTCGTCCCTGACGATGGTCAGGCGGTCGCCCACCGGCGCCGGCATCGCCCTCCCCGCCTTCAGGATGGTCTCGAGCGCATCGTCGAGGGTCTGCGGCTCCTTGAACATGTGATCGAAGGTATGACCCAGGGATGCCCAGAGCTGGTCGTAGGCATAGAAGGACTGGAAGTCGACCTGATCGAGGGAAAGGCCCGCGCCGTAATCGGCATTGCGCCAGATGTCGAGAGCAGCCCAGGCGATGGAGCGGGAGGCCTGCTCGACGAAGGCCGTTCCGTTCCAGACCGGGATCTTGCGGGTGGAGATGACGCCCACCTGCCCGTTCATGATCCCTTGGAGAGCTTCGTTGGCCTTGGCGCGGATGGCGATGGTCGTCACCCGTGGGAAGGTGTTGGGTCCGTCGATGTGGGCCCGCAGCGCGGACCAGACGAGCTGGTCGGCGCCCCCGAGGCGGGAGTCCTGCTCCAGTTCGTTGATCGGCAGGTTCGTGCGCCGGACCCTGATCTCGTAGCGGCCGTTCGCCACTTCGATCCGCTCGGTCATGCGGATCTGCGACTGCTTGTTGAAGCTGTAATCCTTCGTCCAGATCGTATTCCATGGGCCGGTCGGGGCTCCGGCCGCATTGACCGGCCGGGCCTGCACCTCGACACCGACCGTCCATGTTCTTGTCTCGCCCTTCCATGAGAAGAAACAACCGGACGGGAACACGAAGTCGAGCAGCAGCTCCTTCGCCTCGGTTCCGGCCGCATTGGCCGTGAACCCGGGCGAGAAGGTCGTGGAAAGATCGATGCCCGAGACCTCGGACGCCGTGACCACGTTGACCGGGAACAGCGTGACCTTCTCGCCGGGGTCACAGATCTGGATCTTGATGCCGGGGAAGGACGGGTTGTAGCCGTTGGCCTTCGTCCAGATCCGGGTGTCGGCGATGCGCACTTCCTCGATGTCGTACTTGCCGCACCCGAGGCAGAGGAGCGCATACTCCGTCATGTTGTCGCCGTCGAACTCGCTGTAGCGCGGCGCGGCGAAGTCGGGGAAGGACAGGGTGCGGCCATAGCCGACCGGGATGGGCTGTAGCGGGCGAGCCTGGTTGCCGCCGAAGCCGAAGGAATAAAGCTCCTCCGTCTCGGCTGTCTTGCCGCCCGTCTTCGGCTTGAGGAAGTGGCTGATCGCCATGGCCCCACCTGCGATCAGCAGGGAGGAGGCGACCGATGCCATCATGGTACCCGCGCCAAAGACCGCGCCGGCAGCCCATGGCGCAATGGCCGTGAGCGCCACCATGGCGACGATCGCGCCGATGGATTTGGCCGAAGAGCCGCCGCTGCTGGAGCCGCCAAGCGGGCGGGACAGGAACTCAACATTGTCGTTGGCGGCAAGGCGGTGCGTGGCCCATTCGGTGCGGCTGTAGTAGACGCCGTTCACCTTGCAGACGGTCGGCAGGTCGAAACGCCAGCCGGTCTCAGCGAGAACCTGCTCGATGGTGGGCTTGCGCTTGCGGGTCTTGTGCTCTGCGATGGGGAGCACGAGCCCAGCCTCGGGCACGCGAACGTCGTCGCGCTCCGGGTCGAAGACCAGGAGGGTATGCTTGACAGCGAGCTTCATGGATTAGGATTTGCGCCTGAAGAAGCGAAGGAAGTTGAAGCCGGAAGCCCGAAGCGCCGGGATGTCGTCCACCACGACACCGGCCACTCGGTCGATATGGATCACCGCGCCCGTCGTGACGGGAACGATGTAGGTGCCGAGGTGGAAGTCCCGCTTGGCGACGTTCCCCATGAGGACGAGATCCAGCTCCCGCGCCTCGGCTTCCGCCACCTCTTCCCATGCCTGCCGCTCGGGATGCGAAAGCATGGCTTCAGCCTGGGCCCGGGTCGTTGGCTCGGCAAAGGCGACATCAGGCATGGAGACGCCGGCAAGCTCGTTCTGGATGTGACGGGCGAGGCCGTAGCAATCGTAAGCCTCAGGTCCGCGCGCCCCGATCCTGTAGGGCTTGCCGATCAGGCTCTCATAGAAGGCGAGACGATCCATCACGACGCCTGCAGCAAGGAGGGGAACCGAACCATGTCGTAGACCTCGCGCATGACCCGCATGTTCTGGGGACGGGCGATGGTCAGCTGCCCCTCAAGCTGCCGGGCCGTGCGCTTCACCGAGCGCAGGATCAGCTTGTAAGGGCCCTGCCCCACGGTGTTGGGATCGGAGGCGAGATAGCCGCGAAAGATCGCCTGGATGGGCGCGTTCAGCTTCACAGCCTCGTGGAGGTACCGAGAGGCTTCCCGGTTCACGTTGTCGAGCCGGATGGTGGCCTCCGCCCCCAGGTTGCTGATGCGAGGGTAATCGATCTCGAAAGGGATCGCCTTGAACGGAACGACCGTTCCCCCGCCCACCGGCGCCCCCGCCTCAAGCCGAAAGTTCATGTCGACCGTGTTCCTCACCGCCCGGATCGGCGCCGGCTGCCCGTTCTCCACGAAGGTCGGATGGATCAGCTCGATAGTGATGAGCATGACCTCATCCTTGGGCGCAGAGGCAGCGGCCTCGGCCCAGGCTTGCGTTGCGGAAATCGGCACTTAGAGGTCCCACACGTCGAGGGAAAAGGAGACATCGATATGGGCACCTACGCGCATAGGTGTGTAATGCCCATTGTTGCGCAGCTTGACCCGCCGTACCGGGCAGCCAGTCAAGTCCCAGACCGGCATCTGGAAATCCGCTGTCCCATGGCTCAGCGTGTCACGGACGAACGCCTTGAAGGTCTGGTACTGCGCCGTCGTCATGCGGATGGTCATGTCCACTACCCCAATCACGACGGTTGACGTGCGCCGGGATCGAGTGTTGCCGGCGTTCATCTCGCTTTCCAGAGCGCCCCGAAAGGGCTCCGGGATGTTGTGCGCATGCGGCATGTGCGGGACAGAGGCAGGCCAGACGGGAAGTGGCATCAGCGTCCCCTCGCCGGGCTCATGCCGAACCGGCCCTTGAGCTGCTTGTCGAACCGGCCCTCAGCAATCATGCCACCAAGCATCTGCTCGATCTGCACGTCGATGCGCGGGCCATTCGGTCCCTTGGATGTCCGGACACCCGAGCGGGTTCCTTCAGCCTCGTGCACATGGACCTCGACACCGCCTCCGGCACCCCCACGCCCCACAACGGAGTTCGGCTTGATCATGCCGTTGCGCCCCATCCGTAGAAGCTCGGGGCCGTTCTCACCCACGAGGTAGGTTCCACCCGATTGGACGGAGCCCCCGGACGCCCGCTGACCGGTGACGGCCCCGATGATGCTGGAGAGGATGTTCCCGCCACCAGCTCCGTTCATGTTCTTGAAAAGGCTCGTGATGGCTTGATCCAGGGCCATGTCAATGAGACGGGCCGCGACCCTCTTCAGTGCATTGTCGAGGGCCTCCGCAGCATCCACCCCGGCCATGATGTCAGCAGCAATACCCTGCAGGCTCTCCGTGGCGATGCCCTGAAAGTCCTGCATCATCTGCTGTTGCTTGGCGTGGGCTTCTTCCGCCGTCTCAAGCGCAGCCGACAGGGTGCCATAGGTGGCGGCGAGTTGGGAGATCGTCGCACGTTGAGCGTCGGTCAGGGTGATCCCGTCCCGCTGAGCATCGTTCAAGAGATCCTGCTCAAGCCGAAGCCGCTCGGCTTCAGCGGTCGTCAGGCCAAGGGTCTGCTGTTCAAGGCGAAGGTTCTCAATGCGCTGGTTGGCGACGAGCACCATCTGCTGATAGCTCTCCGCCAGGCGCTCGGCTTCCTTCTGCGCCTTGCTCATGCCGTCGCCTGAGGCCGGCAGGATGGTCGGCTTAGCAGGCTGCGGGGCCTCAGTACCGACAAGAGACGGCAGCTTCGACTGGGCCTGAATTTGGGGCGCCGGCAGGTTCTTGAGAGCGCGTTGCTTTCTCAATTCCAAGAGGTCGCGGAGTTCAGCTTCTTTATCCGCAGTGATGCTCGTACGCCGCCCGTTCTGCCGAGCAAGAAGTCCCTGGATTGTTTTGATCTGCTGATCCAAGCCGAAGTCTTCCGGGTTAGGGACGTTTGCTCCTCCCAGGTTCTCTCGATACCCTTTCACCTTATCGAGAAGCGCAGCGAACTCACCCAAGGACGCGGCGGCGGAAACGATCGCTCCCTTGACATTCATCCCTACTGTTCGGGCGATCTTTGCAAACTGATCATCAATACGCCGCGCCTTTTCGATCAGCTCATTTTCGAGGACCGCGCCGGAGTCCTTCGCCTCCTGCATCATCTCCCGGAGCCCGGCTGAACCTTGTTTGAGCATCCCGAGTAGCTCAGGGCCTGCTGCCCGCCCGAAGGCACGGACGGCCAGTTCTAGCTGCTCCTGAGGGGTTCGCGCGTTCTTGACTAGATCGGCGAACTGCTCAAGCAAGGAAAGCACCGGCAGCAGCCTTCCGTTAGCATCTGTGAAGGCGACATTGTTGGCCTGGAGGATCTTGTAAAGCTCCCCTCCTCCGGCGCTCGCGTCAGCCAACCCGGCTGCAAAGCGGACTAGCCCTGAATTCACCGCCTCCACACTTCCGGCGTTCTGTTCACTCGCGAACTGGAGAGCTTGGAGCGCCTCTGTGGTGACTCCAACCTTTTCGGCGACGTCTCCAATTTTAGCCAGCTCAGCCGCTGCGGCCCGGGCGGTATCCACAAGGGCTGAGAACCCTAAACCTGCCACAAGGCCGCCGGCTCCTAGGACCGAGAGCCCAGTAACCAGACCAGCCGCGGCCGTCCGCCCAGCGTTCGTCATAATGGCCGTGAACTTTTGACCCGACGTAACGGTATCCTTCTCGATTGCCCGCATGTTCCTGGCTGTTACAGTGCGGGCACGATTCATCTCGCGCTCGTAGCTCCGCATTTGGGCTTCGAGGCGAACGACCAACGTCTCAAGTTCTTGGGCCATGAGGTATCCTGTGAACAGATCCGCCTTACTATGTATTTTCGGCCTGCTTTTCGCGCTTCCGGCGTCCAGTCAGAGCGAAATTCTGCGGTATAAATCTGAAGCTGAGCAAATAGAGGCAAAAGAAAAACGCGAGAGGGATTTAATTGAGCATGTTGCTTACGCAGCATTCCTCATCGAATTATGTGCAGATGACTTCGATTTCTCGCAAAAGGGCAGATTTATAGTTGAGAACGAGGTCTCGCGTTCCAAGTGGATCAATCGTTACATTGAGCTTGACTCACAACCAAACAAACCGAACAAGCCACGGGCCTGCTATGAACTGCTGACGAAGTACGGGCCAGAGGGAAGTGTGGCCCGTGGCTGGGTTGAGAAAAAGGGCGCCCCATAGAGCGCCCTTTATGCTCAGGTATCCAAGCCATAATACCTACGCAGCACCTTGATCACGACGGAACGAAGCTCGGGGTTGGCTTTCATCTTTGCGTCAAGCTCTTCAACCGCTGCGATCTCGCGATCACTCTGTCCATAATCAGGATCAACATATACGTACCGGAACAGCCGCGCTGACCCGAGCGCCCGTTGAGCGCGCCCCTCTGCCCTTTTGGCTTGTGTCCTACTGCGCGCTTGATTTAGTTGCAGAACTAGACGGCTGAAGGCTTAGGGGCATCGACCACCGTGAGCAGAAAATTATCCAATGAAGAGCTTGCCGAGTGCCTCCGGATCACCGTCGATGAATTCGGTGGGATCATTCCGTACTACGAGGCCTTCTATATTCACTCCATCTTATATGCCGCAGACCGATCATCTATCGCTTTTGAACAGTACAAGGTCGCGGTAGCAGACGAGGAAGAGCTAGCTACGATTGTTGCCTTAGTACAAGAGGCGCTCACACATGCAGCCGCCCTATCGCGGTTCTTCTGGCCCTCTCCGAGAAAGGGCGATCACCTTGCACGCGCTCGAGGAGAAAAGCTGCGCTCCGCATTCGGTTTAGACGACACCTCGCCACTCAGCTCGCGGGACGTGAGAAACGCAATTGAGCACTTCGATGAGCGCCTCGATCAGTTTCTCCTGCCTGAGCGCTTTGGCTACTTCTTCCCTGAGCCACTTGTAGGGAGTCATGAGCTAGCTGATGAAGAGATCGGAAACATTTTCAAGCTCGTTGATCCTGAGCAAGAGATCATTGTCCTTCTTGGCGAGAAACATGAGTTCGGCCCAATTAGGGATGCTGTTTTCGATATCTATTCGAAAGCTGTCGCAATGACCGGCACTGGTGACAGGTTACCCTCCCGATCTCGAACGTGAAAAAGGCCCGTACCAGACGGGCCCCTATAGAAATAGTGCTCTCGAGTCCTTCAATCCTCGTCTGGAAGGATTATAGGGCCGACTTCTCTTTCGAAATTCTCGATCACTCGAGCCAAAGTCGCGGCTAATTGCTTGGCTGTGCGAGGCGTCATGGCTACACACACTTCTTCAGTGATGTGATTTTCCACTTGACCAACTTCGTCATGCCCAAACGAAAGCAACACATCATTGTCGCCGAAGCGCATACGAAACGTATTTGCGTAAACAAGGCGATAGTCTTTCGTTCTGACCGATGTGACTTTGCTTTCGGCGCTCTCGTCAGACATTTACCGCCTCCCTGAAACCAGCTTTCACAACTCGCTCCTCATGAACGTGCCCCCATCCCTTATAGCCGAGTACTGCTTGCCGAGTATGCAGAGTTGGAGTCGCTATTCTGCTATGGCTCTGTGGTCGCACAAATACGACAAATTCTGCCCTTGGGTGAGGCGTATGCGAGACTCTCTGAATGTTCTTTTCCTCATCGTATGAAGCAACCTTCATTGCCGACGGTGAGAGGGACTTAGTTGCTTCGGAAAGCGCACCGAACCCAACAAAGCGAACTTGCAGTGCCACGTCGAAGGCAGAAGCGAGCTCGAGAAGAGTACCCACACTAAGTCGGCCGTAATCTGGATCTTCTAATCTGGAGATTACACTTTGGGGCTTCCCCAGCCGCCGGCCGAGTTCTGCTTGAGACCAACCTCGCTGTTCGCGTAGGGCTGTAATCTGAGAGGCAATAGCCATGCGTACGTGTTCCGCCACATATGCATCGCGGTATGTTTTCCGTTCAAACCTCTTCTTCATCGCCATCATCCCAGAGCCAGTCGCAGGTAACACACCTGCTGTGGTCGTTCTCGACTTCAGTCTTACGGTTCTCAGCGATATCGCAGGCATCTCTTGGGACAAACCTGTCCCCTTTTTCTTTAGCGCAAATCAAGATCGTAAACTCCATGCGCCCTGGCCCGAAGTAGCCGATTGGACGGTGCTGAACGCGATCAGCTTTGAAGCGGATCTCACCTAGACCTCCACCCGACAGGAGATCGAATGCCTCCCTCTTCCACTCCGGGCGGGGGCATTGCGCCAAGAATTCAATGCGTGCGTCAAAACGGGCTTGCACTGTGACTGTCTGAGCGTCGTACCATTCCTTAAGGACATCACGACCCCCACCCGTTTTGTACGCTCTGATCGTCCAGAGCCTCATTCTTTATCTCAAATTTGCTATATTACAAGTGGGAAGGAGGTTAGATTGTTCCAACAGTCTTGCACGAACTTGTGTTCGTCAATATCAGCCTCCGCTAGGTTGTGCTCTCCACGCGAATCCCCTCTGACACTAAACCTAGGATAGTTGTCTGGAATAAAAGGTAAATTCCTCTTTCTCACTTTCCGTCTTCTCGATCTCGTCACCTCTGCATTGACCTTAACGTTGTACAAAGCTCTCTAGTGGCGCTGCCTGGTTTGACCTCCATTCAGCCGGCCTTTCAGCCAGCCCTTCAGCCCATCATTGTCCTGTGCAGAGATTTTGCCGGGCCCATGTTCGAGATGATGAGGAACTCGCCGTCCATCGCCCGGATGATTGCCCGGAAGCGATGCCCAGGCCCTCTGACACTGAAGGCTAACCACGTATCCATTCCGCGTGCCGAATGAGCATGTCGTCGAACTCCTCCGCCGTCAGAGGATCGACAGGCTCCTCCTCTACCGCATGGGCGCGGTTGTGCCCGTCGATGGCGGCGGCGAGTTCCCAAAGGCTCAGCTCGTCGACGGCTCGGGCTGTCCACCCAAGGGCGGCTCCGGATCCGTAAAGCTCGGAGAAGCGGAGCCGTCCGTCGCTGGGGCGGTCTCCTCCGGCTTCTGTTTTCCCACCGGATCTTCCGGATTGCCGAAGATCGCGGCCGAGAGGATGGCCTTGGCGGGGTTGACGCTCTCCGCAAGAGGACGCCCCTCGACATAGGTCCGGACAAGGCTCAGGGCCTTCAGAGGCTCCACTTTGCCGCCGATCAGACCCAAGCGGATCGTCTCCCGCAGGTCATCGACCCGCCATGTGCCATCGATGAGCCGGGCGAGGAGCGCATAGGGCCCGACGCCGGTCTTGTCCTGCAATTCGCGAAGCTGACCAATGGCAAGCCTGAAGGTGTACTCGCCATCCGCCCAATCGAACGAAACCGACGCGTCAGAACTCATGTAGCGGCCACCCAGGTGATCTCGCCATCGTTCTGCAGCTCGATCTCGACGCCGACCTTTTCGCCGTTCTCGCCGGTCACGTTGAACGTCGTGCAGTGGAACTTGCCTTCCCAATGACCCCAGCCGGTGCCGCCATCAATGCGAATGCGGCAGTTCTTGGATTCGGTTGAGAAGAAGAACGTGCGCCAGGTCGTGAGTGCCTCCCGGGCGAGCACGCCGGAGCCCGAGACTGTACCACTCAGGGCGGTCGTGACCCTCTCCACCCACTGCGGAGCGTCGGGATCGGCGCAGTCCGGAACCTGGGTATCGTTGGTCTCTTTCGAGAAGTTGATGCCGCGGGAGGTGAGACCGCAGGGAGCGGCAAACACTTCGGGATCGGCACCGTCACCGATCAGGATGAGCAGCTTCGCTGCCGACACAGTGGTAGGCTTTGCCATCGTAGGTTCTCCTGGCTGGGTTTAGACGCGCTCGATGAGCGCCCGGAAGCTGATGCGAGCGCGGGTCAGCAACCCGTCGCCGCCGTCCCCGATCTGGGTGTCACGGTGGCGAAGTTCGATAAGTGCGTAAGGCTCATCGAGAGGAATGTCCTGCTCATGCAGCGCATCGCGGATAAGGCTTGCGATCTGCGAGGCCTGAACCTTGCCCGGAACATCGGACCAGACATCGACATCCCCATAGACCTCCCAGGCGTCCCCGCACGACGTGCTGTCATCTATCTCCTGGAACTGCCGCAGGTGGACATAAGGCAGGGTTTCGCCGGCCTTCACCCGGTCAAGGACGCGGGCTCCGACGAGAGCCTGCAGAGGCGCGGTATCGCGCAGCGTGGTGTTGATGCCCTTCTGCAGAGCAAGAGCTGCGCTCATTCGGAGGCAACCTTCTTGATGGCCTGTTTCGTAGCCCGGGTGATCCGGCCCTTGACGCGCCGGCGCAAGGCCCGATAGGCGGGATAGAAGAACGGCCGCGGCTTGGCGCCGGGATGCGAGACGCTCTCGATCATGCGGCCATAGACGTTCAGGAGCCCACCAGGGCGCTTGGGCCGGATCTCGTGCGGGGCCGTGCCGAACTCGACCAGGCGGGCATACCAGGCCTTGTCATCACCGGCGACGATGTGAACGGTCAGATCAGGATCGTTGCCCTCTGCCGCACTCGCGCTCATCCCGCGGACGTTCGCGTTCTCCGGCGTGTAGCTCCCCTTCACCGCGCGAATGGAGTTCCGCAGATCGCCGCTCTGCTTGGGGGCGAGCTGCTTCTGTAAGGAAACGATGTCGTTCGCACCGGCTTCGATGGCAGTTGCAATGTCCTTGCGGATCGCCTGGGGAATGGCGGCCATCTTCTTGAGAAGCCGCTCCCGGCCGCCGATCTTGCTCACGCGGGGCCTCCCGCCGTGCACATCATCGTGATGTATTCGCACCGGCGCTCCATATCGGCCGCTGTCTCGATGTTGTAGATCGTCCCGCTCCGGGCATCGACGGCCCGCCATTCAGGCGTGATCGTCGCGGTCTGAGAGTCGTAGCGGACGATTATCAAGGCAGGCTGGATGCCCTGCAGCCGGGAAGCGATGACCTGTTCCGAACCCTTGAGAGGCCGGATCTCGGCTGCCCGCTCGAATTGGACAGCCCAATCCGAGACGGTGTTGCCATAGCCATCATCGGCATCCGCCCGTTTCTCGAAGCGGATGCGATCGCGCAGGGCGCCTGCAGGCATCAGCCTTTGGCCTTCGCCTTGGGCTCGGTCTGAGCCGGGGCAGCTTCGCCTTCAAGCACGCCGGCAGCCTTCGCAGCCTCGTAATGGGCTTCGGGGATCAGGCCCTCAAAGCCCTTCTTGTAGGCGACCTCTCTGCCGAAACCGATGCGGTAGTCGTAGTCAGTCGCGAACTTTGCCTTCTGTGCCATGTCAGGCTCCTCTGCTGATGGTGCGAGCGACCTCGAGAAACGACACGCCTGCGGCATTGGCGAACCGCTGGATCGCGAGCACGGCCGCTTCCTCGAGGTAGTGGATCTCTGTTGCCGGGGCCCCGCTTGCCACATCCCGAAGTGTTGGGGAGCAAGGCAGGCCGAGCCAGTAGGCGAGCAGGGAATGGGTCAGGTCGTGATCGCGGTTCATCGCGGCGGCGTCCCGGTATCCGAGGCCCTTGGCGGTTTCTGCCTGCCCGGGCTGCTCGGCATGATGGGCATGAACTTCCCTGCCGTCCGCAAAGCGCGTGACGGTGTAGCCGTCGTGCGTGGTGACGGTCACGAAGCCGAGGCGGACAGGCATCATGCTATCGCTGGATCTCGGTGGCGGCTCAACAGCCTTGCAACCGGCCCCTCGGGAGCGAGATAGTCTCCCCCTCCAGCGCCATCCCGATCGTCGAACAAAGCTGTCAACACAAGCAGGATTGCGGCCTGAACGGTCTTGGGGACCGTCGTCTCGGTCCATCCATGATCGGGCTTCTTGAGATAATCGATCACGATCTCTTCTGCTTGCTGGATCTTCATCTCAAGATCATCGTCCTGATCGTCGTGGTCGATCCGAAGATGGTTCTTCGCCTGCTCTTTAGTGATGAGTGCCATATCAGGCGACCTTTCCCGGTACGCCAACGCGCACCGGCTCTTTCGGCTTGGCTTCCTTCATCACTCCATCGCGGCCATCCCTGCCCTTCTTTACGGCGAGGCGCCAATCCCCTCCCTCTCCCGGCTTAGCGGTGGTTTCCTTCTGAGCGATCCAGAACGAACCGCCCCATGTGGCGCCATCGCCAGCGGAATAGGTCTTACCCTCGGTGTAGATCCCGCGGTCGATCACAACAGGGAGGGTAAAGGCGAACTCCTTGACGCGCTCGCCCTTGGTGAACTTCAGGGTGACGGTCTTCTCGCCGTCATAGGAGGCTTCCAAATCGTCGAACCCGACGCCATCGGCCCCATCCTTGCCCGGCGCCCCGTCCTTGCCAACCACAGGACCGAGGTTCCGTGTCTCTCCGTTGGTCAGGGTTATGACGAGCTCGCCGGCCCGGTCGATGATTGCACCTGCAAGTCCAACGCCATCCTTGCCATCCTTACCGTCAACTCCGTCTCTCGGCACAGGGATCGCCGAGACGGCCCTTTCAACCGCCGCAGATACCATCCTCTGCACTTCGGCAGGATCAACGCTCACGCCGTCCCTGCCAGGTAGGCCGTCCTTCGGCTTGGGAAGCTCGCTAACTCGCTTTTCGACCTCGGTGGCGATCAGAGGGGCCACATCCTCGATAGTGACGCTCTTGCCGTCCTGGGGCGCCGGAATGGCAGCGACGGCCTTCTGGACTTCGTCGGCGACCAACGCGGGGATGTCGGGCAGCGGCTCGGGGTACGGAATGGCCTCAATGGCAGTCTTCAGCCCAGCGACTTCGTCGGCGATGATCTGCCGGACCTCGCCTAAGTCGGCGTCCTTGCCCGGAGCGCCATCTTTCGGCACTGGCAAGTCGTTCAAACGCTTCTCCAGCCTGGCAATGCGACCCTCGAAGGCCTCGAACGATTTGTCGACGTAGGCTTTGACTGCATCAAACCCGGCGTCGAAGGCTTCCTGGAGATCCATCAGGCGGCTACCTTCTGTTCGTATCGACCGGCCCATTTGATCTTCACATTGATCGGGGTCACTGCCTTCAAAGGCTCAGTGTCGCTCCCTGCCAGCTGTGTAGGATCCTTCCCGAATGGATCCTCTTGGGCGTCTCGCTTCGCCAGGGCCTCAAGGCTATAGTTCTGCTGCTGCAGATACGGGCTGTTGCCACCCGCTACCGGCTTCAAGTCAAGCCGCTTTCGGGCTTCGTTGGGCGCTTTGATGCCGGCTCCAACGGCTTCCTTCTCGGCATTGATCAGAGCCGTGGTGTCCATCCTCAGAAGGTTGTCGACGTCGAACTCCGTGCCGATATTCTCGCCCATGCCGAGGCCTTCATCGAGACACAGCTCGATAGCTTCGATCAGAACCTGAAGGCATTGCGAGTAGTACTCAATGTTCAGCGCCTGAACGTTGTTATAGGTGGGCATGGAGCCCACGCCGATCTTGTAGGGCGGGACATGGTAGGTCGAGCAGACGACCTCGGCCGTCCACTTGAGCTGCTCGATGAGCTGCGAGTCGACAGCCTTCGCCTTCATGGCCTCATACTTCAGGCCATCACCCAGAACCGCGACCTTCCCTGAGTTCTTCCCGGAGAAATTCGTCTCCCAATGTTCTTTCAGGCGCTTGGCTGTCTCATCGCTGATGGCCGCCGGCGCTGTTAGGATGCCGCCTGGCTGAGCTCCGTTCTGGAAGAAGGTCGTGCTGTCGTTCTGGATCGCGAGGCCATGGGTAGCTGCGAGCCCGCCGGCGAAGATCGGAGAAAGGCCAACAAGCGGATGGTAGAAGCAGTTGAAACGGTCGTGGATGATTTCGCGGGCCGGCACCGTCACAGATTCCGGCAGCCCCGCAAGATTATCCGTCCTGAGCTGGTAGAACACGCTGCCGTCATCGGCCACGAGGGGCGTTACGAGGGTCCAGTCCAGCACATAGAGCGCCTTGACGACCCCGCGGCCGTCCCTTTGCTTCAGAATGACCGCATTGCCACGCTGGAGCTTCGATAGGACCCAACTTTCCATGAACTGGATCCGGTTCTGGAAGTGATTGGGCTTCCGCAGAACGGGGGAATAGGCCGGGTTAGTCGTCTCCGACCAAATCCCGTTTTCGTCCTTCTGAACCAGCTTGATCCGGAGCTTCGAGATATCCGAGGCGATCAGGGTACGGCAGGCAAAATCGGCATGGTTCGACAGAACGTCGTCGTACCGGATTTCGACGTTCGTTTGCCACGCGCCGGCAAATGCCTCAAGGATGCGGTACCAGCCCCGGCTCTGCGAGACCGGCGCGACCGCCTTCTCCTCCGCCCTAGCGCGGGATATGTTCAGGCCCAGAAGGCGCATTGATCAGGCCTTCGCTTCGGCAATCTTGGCTTTGAGGGTCTCGGCATCCCAGCCGTGATAAGGCCTCTTTCCGATGACGCTCTGATACTCCTCACGGAGAGCCTTCATCTCCTCTTCCGGGTCTGGAGCCGGATGTGCAGCCTGCATATCGCGACGGCCATAACCCAGCTCGCCGAGAATGCGGGCATAGCGGGGATCTTGAGCCCGAAGCGCACGATCCATGTAGCTCAGAGATTTCATGACGGCCTCCTATGAGGAAGCCGGCCGCAAGTGATCGCGGCCGGCTATGGTGTTAAGGCTACCGATCAGGGAGTCTCGGGAGCCGCAGTGCCCCAGGTCGCGCCTGTTAGGATCGCGACGGCGGACGGACGGCGGCGGGCCCAGTTGATGAACCGCTCCACGCGGAACGCGACCGAGTTGGTCTGGAACATCGACACGAGCGCCGTGGCACCGGTCGGCGTATCCGAGTTATGGGCTGGGTTGTCAGCCATCTCGAGCGAGGCCTCGCGGGACATATCCACCTGAATGCCGCCTTCGTCGGCCAGATAGATATCGCTGGCGTTCGCCAGCACGACGGTACCCGCCGGGATGTAATCCGACACGATCACCGGCATGCCGTTGAAGGTGCCACCCGACATCGACAGGCCAGGAAATTCCGGCTGACCAAGCGGATTGACCATCATGGACACCGCGAGGGCCGTCGTGGAACCCATGATCCAGACGCCTGTCGTCGGGGCGTTATTGGCGGCGATGAAGGTCGCCATCAGCGCCCGGATATCGGCGCGGATCGCGTCGGCATCGCCACCAGACGAGGCAACCGGGGTTAGCCCATTGGTGATCGAGGCGGGCGAAACACCGGCAACCGCAGCCTTGGCCGGGTTGATGAAGTCGATGTCCAGGCGAGCCGCGATAGCCGCAGCCAGGTTATCGCGGAGCAGCGCCTCAGCAGCGGGGTTCGACCGGCGCAGGAGTTCCTCCGTAACTACCGCGATGTTCGCAACCTTGAAGATCTCAAGAATGTTGCGCTCGTAGGCAAAGCGGGTCAACGGCTTCGCCTTGCCTTCGCCCACCCAGTAACCCTGACCGCCCTCGGTCTGACCAACGAGGGGAACGTTGAACGGTACGTTCCGAAGACCCGGAACTCCATTCTGACCGAACCGGCCCAGGATGGTGCGCGGGCGCAGGAACTCCACGAAGTCCGCGATCACATCGGTGCCTTCGCCGACAAGGGCGGCCGCCCAGTTGCCGTCCTGAGTGGTGCCTGCAGGAACTGGCGCTTTCACGAACAGGCCATAGATGGACGAGTTCTCGCCGTACAGCTCCTTCGCTACGGTGCGGACGCTCTCTCCGTCCAGCTTCGCGATAGCCTTGACCTTGGCCAGACGAGCGAAGCCGATGCCCTTCTCGAGCTTCTCGGCCGTCTTGACCTGGATGCCGGAACGGGCAGCCGTGCCGTCTTCAGACGATTTGATCTGATTGTGCACGACAGGCTTTGCCGTCTGCGCTTGAGCCTTCTCCATGCGACGGAGGTCCTTCAGCTCCTCATCGATGGTATCGACCTCATCTGCCAAAGTGCTGAATTCTTCTTTCTCAGCATCGTTCTTGGTCCGGCCTTCCTCGGCCGCTTTGGCTTGAATTTCGTTCATGCGAGCGGCATTCGCGGATCGCTTGGCTTCGAGAGCCGTAATCTGTTCTGCGATAGTCTTCATGGTCTGGCCCTCCTTCGGGCGCAAGTTCACGGGTTTGGTGGATTTCCCGGCAGCGCCCGGGCGGACAGGCCGATCAGTTGCCTTTGGCTCTTTGCCGGTCGCGGCGAGCAGTGGGGCATCGATCGACTTGATAGTGGAAATCATCGCGTCGGCATTGGCCGGCACAGAGACGAGTGACAGCTCGAGCACCTCGGTTTCGGTGAACCGGATGCCGCCGCCGTCGAGAAAAGCGTATTCGAGAGCGCGAAAGCCGATGGAGACGGCACGGACGAGACCGGCCTTGATCTCGCCCCAGGCTGTTTCCACCCGATCACGCAGCGGGCCCGGCTCTTCGATCTTCGGGAGACGAGCCTCGAAGGTGATGCCGTTCTTGGTGGGTTTGTCGAAGGTGACTGTGCCTACGGGGCGGGTGTGGTCGTGCTGATGCAACAATGGCATCGGGTTCTTGAACTGGACGCCCAAAGGTTCAACGATGTCACCAACACGGTCAGGGTTGGGTGTCGTCGCCACGCCGCGGATAATACGCTGCTCCTCCTCCACGGCCTTGACGTGGAGGACCGAATACATCCGGTTCATTCGGTAGTTCCTTCTCAGCCCAGGATGAGCATCTGGTATTCGGGCTTCCGCTCGTCTTTGCGATCGCGAGACTTCAGACCCAATGCCATCGTCAGCGCCACGGCGCCATCAATCCGGAACCGGGCCTTGTTCTTGTCGATCTTGCGCCCACCAGCCGGATCCGTGACCGCGACTGCGTTCGCCATGTTCCAGTTCAGCACCGGGTTGTTACCGTGCATCAGCTTCCGGTCTATGACCGCCAACTCCATCGCGTCGATGGCCGGCGTCATGTCTCTGAATCCCTGCCCCCATGGGATGATCCGAAGGCCGTCTCCCTTCTCGCCATCCTTGTGCGAGGCAAAGTCGATGCGGTCGAACTCCTTGATTAGGTCGTCTATCCGCCAGCGGTCATAGGCCATGCCGAGGACGCGATAGCGGCCGCAGAGGTCCGCGATGTGCCGGGCGACCACTTCCTTGTCGATTGAGCGACCTGGGGTCGCCAGAAGATGCCCCTGCTTGTGCCACTCGACGTAACGATGGTTGCCCGAGCCGAAATCCCGGTTCGAATGCTCCTTAAGGAAGGCTTCAGGCTTCCAGAGGAAGGGCTGAACCCGGCTCGGGTCGTTCGCACTGACCATTACGAGGGCGGTCAGGTCGTTAATCGAGGATAGATCAAGCCCGAGATAGACCTCTTCGCCTTCCTCGAACTCAACGTCGCCCTTGCAGGCCATCCATTCGGCCCGGGAGATCAGGGAGGATACCGGCGCCACACGCTGGTTGAGGTAGAGGTTGCGGAACTTGGGCTCCTCCGCCGGCATGCGCTTGGCCTTGTCGGCGATGGCCTTCAGATCCTCGAAGGACCGGAAGTCGCCAAGGGCCGGGTTCGCCAGCTTCCAGCATTTCGGATCGAAGATGTCTTCCTGCTCCTCCGGGACAGCATAGAGATGGCAGACGATGGTAGGGTCCTTCGCCCCCAGGCCGTCGTCGATGAGTTTCGATAGGATATGCTCCGGGTCGTTGCTCTGCGTCGAGATCGTTACGAAGAGCGGCTCCGCGCGAGCACCCATCGAAGTATCAAGGACGTCATAAAGTTCGCGGTCTTTCGCTTGAGCCAGCTCATCGAAGATCACCAAGGACGGGTTGAACCCGTGTTTTGTGCCCGCCTCTGCCGAGATCGCCCGGTAGAATGACCCATTGCTGTAGCAGGCCAGGGTCTTGGTCGACGGGATCACACGAACAAGCGCCCGTAGCTCCGGATCCGCCTCGACGATCTGCCGAGCCATCTTGAAGACCTGGGCTGCCTGCTCGCGGTCGTTCGCCGCTGAGTAGATTTCTCCGTTCTGGACGGCCTCGGGCCCGACCAGATGGGCCAGGACGAGTGCCGCGATCAGAGCCGTCTTCCCGTTTTTGCGGGCAATCGAGAGGATGGCCCGGCGCACCAGCCGGCGCTCCGTCAACCGGTTGTGCGGCTCATAGATGTCGCGGATAAACCGCTTTTGCCATTCCCTTAATTTAAACGGCCCGCCCTGCCCTTCGCCGCTGGGGACGATGAGGCACTCGATGAAGGCGATGACCCGGGCTGCCCGATCAGGCCGTCGAACTTGGAGCGAGGCTTGGCGTCGGGGAGCGTGAGCGCGGCCCTTGCCTTTGGATCCAGACCGAGCCGGTCGCCCCACGCCCGCATTTCCTCCGACATAGCCTTCAGGATTCGAAACCATGGGTTGGGTTGCTTCTGCCCCTTGCTGCCGTCCACGATGGGAGCGAAGTCGGGGGCGTTCATCTCGTGGGTCGCCCGCTTGTGCCAAGCCCAGGCGGTTGCAAAGGCCGAGAGGGCGAACGTGTCGGCCGTGGCATAGGTCTTCGGCGGCATCGACCGCTTGATCATCTCGAGGCAGGCCTGAGCGTCGTCGTGCAGATGCTCAGGAGCAAAGGCCTCACCAGTGGCCTCAAGCCCGATCACATCGATGGCCCGTTTGCCCGGATTGCCCTCCAGCTGCTTCAGGCTTGCCAGCTTCGGCTTCGGTCCTCGCTTACCCATTGGAACTTTTTTCAAAAACCTGCGGAATTTCGCGTTTGACTTGGGGCGCCGGTCCAAAATCGAAGAACTCTAGACTTTTCGCCTCCCCCCTCCCATCATCGTGGACCGGATAGCTGAGGAGGCTGTTTTGGCTTGGATTGCGCTTACCGAAAAGGACGAAAGGGGCGAAAGGGAGGTCCTCGTGAACATGGATCTAGTCCTTCAGATCCGCTCGAACAAAGGCGGGTTGACCGAGCTAGTTACCGTTGCGCATGTCCCCGATGGGGTGCGCTATATTTATGTCCAAGAAGACACTCACGAGATTGCACGGATACTGCACAATCTTGGACATAAGGTGAAGCCGCCTTCACGATAGCGGCCACCCGTCCTCACCCACAGCCTGAAACCTGCCTCGCTCTTCCCTCTGCTTGTCCCTGTTGTGATGGGTCTCGCAGAGGGATTGCCAGTTGCTCGTATCCCAGAACAGGGAAGTGTCGCCCTTATGGGGAATGATGTGATCGACCACTCTAGCCGGGGTTACTCGCCCCTCCCTCTGACACGTGACGCACAGGGGGTTGCGCATCAGGTAAGTCTTGCGGGCTTTGTCCCAGCGGGAGTTATATCCGCGCTCCCGGGCCGAGCCTCTGCGCTGGTCGTATTCCCTGTTGCGGGCTCTGCAGTCTGATCCTTTGGCCATGGGCCTAGATTGCTAGCGAGGAACAATGGCGGTCGACTGAGACGCAAGCAGCTATCTCTTAACAGTCTAGCAACCATAATCCTAAAGTGCCTTTGGGTCCTTTCCTTTACGGCAGCTGAACACGTTGTCTTGCCACCATTCAGCCATCGTGTCCGATCATCGCTTCACCACGCCGCGAGCCGAACGGGCTCGCGGCGGGAACCAGCACCTTCATGAAGGTGTCTTCGTTCGGATCGTTAGGAAACCCAGCGCCTTTCGAGGAAAAGATGGCTACGTTCTACGGAACCAATTACGACGATGACATCTACGGCTCGTACTACTCGGATGTCATCTACGGATACGACGGCGACGACCTGATTTACGGCTACGATGGCCATGACGATATCTATGGCAGCTATGGCCATGACACGCTCTCTGGCGGCATTGGCGATGACTACTTGAATGGTGGATCAGGAGACGACGACCTCTATGGCGGCTCCGGCTTCGATGATCTGTATGGCGGGTCCGGGTATGACTACCTGTCTGGTGGAACGGGTGACGACCTGCTGTCTGGTGGCACCGGACGCGACACTCTGAGCGGTGGGAGCGGCGAGGATGTCTTTGTCTTTACAAGGGGCACTTCGGGGCTCTCAAGCAGCACTGCCGACATCCTAACCGACTGGAATCGGTCTTATGATTGGATCGACATGACCATCGCAGGAACGTCGACCAACTACCGTGAAATGAGCACGTCCGCGACATCCATCTCATCGGCGGCTCATCAAGCCGATTATTGGTATGGCGATACGAGCGTGCGGCACGTGTTCCTGTACAACTCAAGCACCGACAAGGGTTATCTAGTGTCTGACCTCAATGCCGATGGTCTGTTCGAGACAGGTGTGGTGTTGAACCAGGCTGGACTGGCATCTGATATGAGCTACCTCTACATCGTCTAGCCGCTCTGTTGCCTCCTCCGACCAGCTTTCGGGGGAGGCTTGAGCCGCGCTTTCGCCATAGATCAGATCGCTCTCTCTGCCTTGCTCTGTGGTCCAGGGGCTTGGGCATTCAGGTTAGACGTTCAAAGCCCGCTATGATCCAGGGCAGCAACGCACCGGCAAGCCCAAAGCTTTTCTCGATCAGAGCCACAATGCTTATAGCTCCGCCCACAACGAGACTTCCCCACGCCCACCAAACCGATTTCTTCATCTGGCGAGCATTGCTCTTCAAGGTTAGATCGTTCGACTCGATCATGCCTGCGTAGTGTGCAAGTTGTTGTGCAAGTGACATTTTCAGCGGTCGTTTGGCTCGCACATCAGCAATCCAGCCATACGGGGTGTTCCCAACAAATTCAAACTCTGCCGGCATAGCCGAGCGAATTGCGTACCACATTGAAACTAAAAGACCTGCCGCCGTTCCAAAGAGTGTCCATGCAACCACCTGGACAGCAATTGACGCTCCGTCACCTATCAACAATGCTCCACCGCCCGCTGCTATAGCTGCAGTGCTTGCCGCGAGAAGGCTGATGAAGGACAAAGCGCGCTGGTCTGCAGCAATCCCAGCTGTGAGTTGTGCGCTAAGGTAAGACTCCGCTTCCCGGAGTACCTCGGCTATTGTAGCTTCGTCTGCGTCAACAAAACACTCAAAGCCCTCTTCAGCGATGTTTTCCATCAACACTCTTCCATCCAAGCCTCCAACCGGAACTAAAGGTATCGGAGGCGGTCGCAAAGCGACAACAACTTCTAAGAAAAAATCCAGCCGCTCCACTGCGAAGAAGACCTCTTCCGGCGGCAAGGGGTCTGGCGGGTCGAAGAAGAAATAGCTGCTGAACCCGCTTGACTACCTCATTAGCCCCAGCCTCTCGGCAATGCTCTCTTCCACGTAGAGGTTGGGGCTGATCTCGACCAGGAGACAGCCGTCGTCTCGGATGTAGGATTTGCGTGAGGGCATTTAGCAGCACGCCTGCCGAACTGACGATATAGGTATTTACAGGAAATAAAGTAGTATTGCTGTACAATTGGTTGGATCGGCTAGGTATTATATAGCTGTGGGGGTCTTTGACTGTAGATCAGCAGGAGATTTGCATGCCTCACTATCTCGCAAGAGCAGCAGTGATCGTGACCTTGACCATGATCGGTGCTAGCAGCGTCTCCGCAGCACCTATGATTGGCCCAAAGCAAATATCTACCGGTGCCAATATGTTATCCCTCATCCACGGGTGCCACACAGAGTGCAGTCGCCCTGTAGGGCATAAACATACGGCATCCACATGTGAGCGAGTGAGTTGCACGGTGGGACGAGTTCAGCGGAAAAGTGAGCGCGCTCGCCGTAGATGATCTTCGCTAGTTTGGTATAGAAAAGCCCCGCGCGATCATCTCGCCGGGGCACTCGCCTAAAGCTAACGCACTCCGGGTGAAACTCACCGAGAGTGCTTTGAGAACTTATTTCTAGCGCAATGGTTCATTCGTGGCAAGAGTCTCGTCAACATTGTTCCGAAGAACAGTCGGCGTAAGAGTCCCAGTTCAGGGAAGTAGCCGACCTGCGAGGTCAACGATCCGGTCAAAGAGCAATAGCTTTTATGGATCATACCGTCGTTAACTCTGGCCCCCGAACCAAGACAGCCAAGCTATCACAGATTTTTCTTGTTCTTAGAGAGCTGTATCTGTATGTTTGATCTATTCAACCGACACGTTCGGCCTGCTCTCCTTAGCTCGTGATCGAGCGCCGAGCCCGCTTTCCGTTCCCATCGATTGTCCATGACAACCTGCTTAGGCTGGTTGTCGATCCCCGTTGCTCTGCTCCGGTAATCTCAAACACAATACGGCTGCTGGCTTTTGACCCTGCAGCCAAAGGATCTTGTATGTCTAGTTCAATTCAGTCTCAGAGCCCCGTAAAGAAATCTGCGCCTTCAAAGATCATTCCCCAAATCCTCACACAGCCCAAAACCCAGACTCAGCCGTCCGGCTTGTCTCGTGAAGAGTTGCGTCTGATCGTCCTTGAGATGATCGGCTAGTGAACGATCAAGTGGTTGCCCTCAGGCAACCACGCTGGATGTTGGTGGCCGACCTAGAACGATGCGCGGCAACTACTCCGCCGCCTCCATCCGCTGCAGCTCCGTTGCCTTGAGCCGCACCTTGGCTCCGCGCCCGAGCATATCGATGAGCACCTCCACCCTGCCCTTTGAGAGCATGGCCGTCACCGTCGCCTGAAGGTCTGCGAAGGCACCTACTGTCAGCCGCACGACCTCTCCGGGCCGGTACTGCGGACCAACGTCAGGAAGGCGGGTGAGGTCGAACTCTCCTGCCATCTCCCGCTCGAGCAGTCTTGCCAGCGGATGGATAGGCCTTTCCTGCCCTTCCCGCGGCTCAGGAACCGGAATTCGGGCCGGGGAGCCGTAGCCGTCCCGGACGAGCCCCTCGACGCCATCCACGCCTCGCATCTTGAAGAAGTCCTGACCGGGGCGCAGGCCGATGAAGAGGTACCGCGGGAAGAGCGGGTTCTCCTTGACCTCCTTCTTGCGGGCGTGGACCACCCATCGCTTGGTCTGGGGCAAGTAGGTCTGATACCCGGCACGACGGAGGCCGAGCTGCGCCCTCCTCTCGCACTTGGGATTGCAGACGACCACGAACCAGGTGAAGCCTTCGAAGGTCTCCGGAGGCGTGTGGTCGCTGACAGGCGAGCGGAAGAAGTGAGTGCTTCCGAGGTCGGCAGACAGGGCGAAGCGGGGGAGGTTCGTCATGCTGCTGCCTTTCGTTCGATACGGACAGGATAGCTGGGGATCATGCCACCCATCCCCTGAGTTCGGCGCGAGCGCGGCTCACACGGCTCTTGATCGTGCCCTCGTTGGCACCGACTTGCCGGCCGATCTCTGAATAGGAGATCCCCTCGGCGGCCAAGAGGAGCGACTCGCGGTAAACCGGCGTCACAGACATAAGGCATCGATGCACGTCCTTGAGATCGATCACCGCCTCCTGTTCAGCCGGAATGGCCAGATCGGCTGCATAACCACCATCGGGATCCTCAACCAGTCGATGATCGCGCCGGCGCTGTGTGAGGTAGATGTTCCGCATCATAACGAAGAGCCAACCCATGAGGTTGGTGTCATGCCGGAACATCTCATGCTCGCGGAGAGCCTTGAGGATGGTGTCCTGAACAAGGTCCTCTGCCCTGTCCCGATCCTTGGTGAACTTCATCGCGTTTGCTCTGAGACCTGTTCGGCAGGCCAGCACAGCGGCATCGAAGGATGCGGAGCGGGTCATGCCGCAGCATCCTTCTTCATGCCTGCCAGGATCTTGCCCAGGCCCTCCCCGATCACGACCGGGGTGGATGCCTCCTCCTTCAGGCGAGCAAGTGCGGCTTCCGGGCTTTCCTTCGGCTTGGTTGGCTCCTTGGCGGCTATCCCGGGGCGGATCTCGGTTTCCCACTTCATCACCGCAGCAAGACGCTTCTCGTAGCCAGGATCGGGCTCCGGGTAGGTCTGGGCGTCCAGCACATCGTTGAGCGGGGTCAGCTCGTCTCGGACGGGCTCCACGATCACGCGGCACTCGGCCGCCATTTGTGCCGAGGTAGGGCATTCGGAAGGACGCCAGGGCGTGACGTTGCGGCCATCGCGGAAGCGAGCGCAGGCCTCGTACACGGCCCACAACGGGAAGCCGGCGAGAGCCTTCAGGTAGAACTCGATCTGAAAGTCCGCGCTGACAGCATCGACACCATACGTCGGGAAGCCGCCCTTCAGGGCACGAATGGCCTGTCGGATACCCTCCTCGTCGCCCGGCTCAAGCGCAAGCTTCAACTCGTGCCGCCGTGCCTCCATCGCCTGACGCTCAATGCCGGTCGGGGCCTGCGACTCGCAGATTGAGAAGTGCCGGTACGGGCCGGGATGCTCCTCGAGCCGGTTCTTGAACTTGGATATGGTCGTCGAGAGATCGCGGCTCATGGGAGCCGGCATCTTCGGGGCCGAATAGGTCGTCATCTGACGGCTCATGGCGGGACTCCTGACGGTCTTGGTAGGATCGGGCTAGGCTGGCGACGTAGGGGTTCTTGATGGCGGGCTGTTGGGGGCGGCGTGCAGGGGGGCCTTGCTGGACGGCCCTCGGACGCATCTCGTCATTCCAGCGCTCTTTCTTCAGCCACCGGTGAAGGGCCGGGGCGAACTTCGGATCTTCAATGTGAGCTGAGAGCCGCCTGATGCCGTCGATAATCGTCTCGAACGGAATCTTGTCGGACCGGTAGACGGCATCGAGGGCCGTCATGCTGTCCTTCTTCTCGTCGTGCTTGGGGTAAAGGGCCCAGACTTGCTCCCGATAATCGGAAGGCCAGGGGTTCTTGCGCGCACGCTCTGAGAGTGAAGATACGTTAGTATCTGAACTCTCTTCTTTACTCTTATCTCTTTTATGGTTGCTCGACTGTTCAACAGTCGTTGAGGCGGTTCTTTGATTTTGTTGAGATTTTCCAGCTCGTTTCGCTGCGCTGATTTTCCCGGCCGTTGAATTGTTCGTGCGCATTCCCTGCTGCCACTCGATCTCGTCATGAGTGGACTCGGCATCGATCCGCCCGTCCGGCAACAGCTCCAATTTGCCGAGGGAGATGAGTTCTTCAAGCGCCTTGGCTGCCCTCCGCTCGGTCATGCCGGTGCGACGGGCAAGCGTTCTGGCGGTTTCGATGACGGGCCCGCCAGTCTCATAGATCCGCATGAGGGCGACGACGTAGACGAACCCCTCATCAGCCTGCAGGCCTGCAAGGGCGCCCAAGAGCGCAGACGGGAAACAGCGGAACCAAGGGAGGCGATCACTCATGGGAGCCACTCCGCGATGAGGCGATCTTTCTTTGATCGGTTGCAAGCCCTGCAGGCCAAAACGAGGTTCCATGGCTCGTTGCTCCCGCCTCGGGCTAAAGGAATGACATGGTCGATCTCGAATGGGCCCTCAGTGCCACCGCAATACGAGCATTCATTGCTCGCCATTAGGTCTGCCCTAGTACTAGTCGGGATGTGAGCGCGTTCCGTCGCCCCGAAATGCCTGCGACGCGGGAGCCAGAACCCATCGTCAAATGTCCAGAACTCCATCACGGAGGGCTTGATGCGCTTCCATGTCCGGGCATCGACGCGAGCCCAGCGGGCAAGCTTCTGATCGTCGTCCGGGAGCCGGCATTCGGGAAGACGCCAAGCCATCATGAGCAGGAGCAGATAGGCGCCTGTCTCTTGTGCGGAGAGATGACCTGTGTCGGCAAGGAAGGCATCAGTGAAGAGCGGCAGGCTTGGGAACTGGCTCATGCTGCACCACGCTTGCTCGCGATGAATTCTCGGATGTCGTCTTCGTTGGCTTTGAGCCAGCGGAGGGTCTCGACGGCAGCCTCAAGAGCCGGCTGGGAGTTGAGGGTGTTCTGACGGTCGAGCTCTAGGGTCTGGCGTTCACGCTCGCTGATGTTCCGGTTCTGCAAACGGCGAGCGGAGTTTTCCAAGAAGCCACGACGGGAGAGCATGTCGCAGGCGACGGCATCGATCTGGGCTTCGAGGGAGGGCTTCTCGCTCATGCGGCCCCCTGATCTTCCGGGATCGTTGTCTCGAACCCGCGATGCGCCCTGCCGTGGATCGGCTTGATGCCCAGTTTGCCCAGACGCCACAGCACCGTGCGGTACGGCATGTCAGGAAAAAGGGCCTGCCAAACGTCGTGTGACGTACCGCCGTCGCGAATGATCTTGCGCGCGCGACTGATGTCGCTTGAGGACCACTCGGTAGGTTTGCGATGGCGGGCAGCGGCTGCCAGCTTGACGCCCTTGTCGTGCCAGTAGGCCATCAGCGGACCTCCGAGAACTTGATGCGGAGGCAGCCCCAGCCTTGGAGGATGGCGAGCGCATCGGTGAGGGTATCGGCCACAGCCACGCGCCACCCGAGGGCCTTGGCGCGGTCGTGGAATGCCTCTTGGTTGTCGTTGAGGACTTCGCCTTCCCGCTTCAGCTCAAGGCCGTGGAAGACGCCCTCGGGAGAAACCAGGATGAAGTCAGGCCAGCCGGGCTTCATGCCCATGCGCTTGAGCTTTGCGCCGGTCGCGTCGTCGCGCAGCTCGCCGGCAGGGTAATGGGTCCACTCCCAATCGGAGCGGGCAAAACGGTCCAGTTCCTTCTTGACCGAGAAATGCAGCACCAGCTCCTTAGGGCTCGGCAGCCGCTCACGGCTGATCACCTCGCCAGTGAACAAGGGCAGCCGAGGCTTGGGGGCTCTCTTACGCGTGCGCGCGCACGTGCGAGGGGATGCCATCAGACCATCCCCAATGCCGCCATGTAGGTTTCGAGGATGGCGTCCTCTTCCTGACGCTCGGCTACGTCCTTGCGGCGGATGGCGACGATCTTCTTGATGGCCTTGGTGTCGAAGCCGCAGCCTTTAGCCTCCGCGTAGATATCGCGCTTGTCGCCGTTCAGGCCCTTGATCTCTTCCTCGACGCGCTCAATGCGCTCCACGAAGGAGCGGAGCTGATCCGCGGCAACGGACTCGGTGTTGAAGGCTTGATCGTCCATCAGGCAGCACTCCCGCGGATCGGCGTCACGTTGCTGTCGATGCGCCGCTCAAGGATGCGGGCGAGCTCAACCCCTTCAGTGATCGCCGCCTTCACGGCTGGGAGAATGGCCGCAGCTTCCCGAGGGTCGATCCCCTTCCCGTCCGCTTCGGCCTCCATGATCTTGACCTGTACGGCGGCAATGCGCGTCGTCACATCAGCCAGTTGCTCAAGGACGGATGTTTCCGGCGCCTCTGCCGTTGCCTTCGGAACGAGCTCAAAGCCGGCCTCGTCGGCGAGTATTGCCAGCACCTTCGACCGGCCACCTTGCTTGGTGATCTGGCGAACCAGCCCGAAGAGAACATCGACCGGCATGTTGGTGCCGATGTTCTGCTCGCTTACCGAGGTGTACCGGGAGATCAGAGAGGCGGCGACCTTCAGCTTCTCGCAAACCCGCGAGACGCCGCCTGCCGTATCGACATCATCATCCAGGCAACCCTTGAGGACTTTGCGCTCCTCGTCGGAAATTCGTGTTCCGTTCATGTAAAAGCTCACGAGTTTTTTGAGATGATCTTCCCAAGCTGCCGGGCCATATTCCTGACTGTGGAAGCGGGGGCTGAAACGAAAGCGCGGGCGGCAGCGGGGCAAGGGAGTGTGCCGCCCGCGCTCTTCACATCGGCAGTCTCGGAGGCGGTGCCGATGGAAGGGAAAAGAAAGGCACGAGCCGGCGAAGCTAGAGTCGCAGGCCAGCCCGTGCAGGTGCCATCAGCCAGGGAGGACACGCTGATGGAGGGAACAGGGGAAATGGAGGGCATCAGGCGGCCCTCCCCGTTTGAGCCGTGGCCTCATGGTCGTTGAGGGGGCTATCCTCCGATCCAGATGAGGGCCGAGCATGGGCAGCAACAAGCACCTCATAAGTGAGCCCCTTAATGCGCCGCTTTTTGGCGGCTCGTACCAAGGCTGGCCAGTAAGCGACGGGGATGGAGCCACGAGCCCTCATGACGGTGGCATGGCTCTCCCGTTTCAGACCCAAATCTCGGGCCAATTCGGAGGCGGATGGCCACAAGGCGAAGATGTCGTGAACACTGCTCATTCCTCATTGCTACATTACGTAGCAGATGGTGTCAACACCAATCGAAGCAACGACTTTGCTACAAGCGGTGTTATGAAGACACGGGGCGAACGTCTGGCCTGGGCCAGAGAGCAGGCCGGATATGGCTCTAAGAGCGCCGCAGCGCGCGCTCTAGGAATAGCTGTCAGCACCTACAACGCCCATGAGCGGGCTGAGCAGCCCGGGGGCAGGGATTTTTCGCCAGAGGATGCCGAGCAGTATGCCCGACTGTTCCGTGTGGCACACGCTTGGCTGGTAACAGGTAAGGGCCACCCGAAAGCCGGAGGCGACGAAGTGCCGCCTCAGATAGCCCCCATCGAAGTGACCTTGGGAGAGTATGTGCTAGCGGGCAAAGTTGCCGCCGGCTCCTTCCGAGAGGTCAACGAGTTCTTCGACGAGGAGCCGACCAAGATCAAAGCTCCGGCTGATATGAAGTACCCGCACGCTCGTCAGATCGCTTTCGAGATCGAAGGTGATTCCATGAACAAGGCAAAGCCCCCGATGCTAGAGGGCGGCTATGTCCTGTGTGTGGACTTTGAAGACCTGGAGAACCAGGTGCCTCTCCGTGATGGCATGAAGGTTGTGATCGAGCGCACGAAACTTGGTGGCCAGCTCAGAGAGTGGTCAGTCAAGGAAGTGGAACTCTATGAAGACCGGATCGAGTTCCACCCCCGTTCGGATAATCCGAGGCACAAGCCTATTGTCGTGCCTCGGGACTTCCAGCCGGATGACGGCACGGAAGTGAAGATACTGGCTTTGGTCAGAAGCGTTCACTACCCCGCTGACTAGTAGGGCACCTCGATCCACTCAACCTTGATGCCCGTGACTGTCCCAATCGGGCACTCGCACTTCGAGCAGAGGAACGTCTGCTTAGCCAAGAGTCCGCTCTCTAGCAGCTCATCTTCCGTTGTGATCTCTGCCGGGATTGACTGTAAGTAGCGCGATGAAGGCTTCTGACAGTTGTAGCACGTAAGGAAGATCTGGAACCTCGGGACCTCGCTTCGGTAGTCGTCCCCGTAGTCGTTCGTGATCGCCTGGCTCGACATTCTGTTCTCCTGTTCGGCTGCGACAGGCTGACTCCGGAGATAGAACGAAACAAGAACAAAGAGACAAGATCCCCAATATCCACACTTGCCCACAACAAGCCGCTAGGGAAAATTGCAAAGAAAAACCCCAGCTCATGGCTGGGGTATATTGCTTCAATAGACGTAATTTTAAAGCAGAAAGTCACCCTTCATAAATTTTGTGACGCTCTTGGCAAATATCGAAAAGTCAGACTGCCCATCACCATTCACGTCACCATAGAGGTAGGCCCCGCCTTTAACTTTCTCCCAACGCAGTTCGCCTGCCTTTTTATGAAAGTCTTGGGTGCCGATAAACTTGAAGGTTTGGTTGCCGCCCGACTTGGTGCTCGCGTCGATCGCCTTTAGGTCAATCTTGTCCCCTTGCTTAGACGAGAAGTCATAGATCGTGTCCCGACTGCTCGCCTTAATGGAGCTGTCCTTCGTGGACGCGAAGATAAAGGCGTCATTTCCGTCACCCCCGTAAAGCTTGTCGGCACCACGGCCGCCTGTGAGGAGGTCTCGATCACTCTGTCCGTAGAGGCTGTCGTTGCCGTCTCCTCCGAGAAGGATGTCAATGCCAAGGCCGCCATCGAGGGTGTCGTTTCCAGCCTCGCCAACCAGTGTATCGGCATCGTCATTGCCGTAGAGAGTGTCATCCCCGGCTCCGGCGCCTAGGTAGTCAAGACCTTGACCTCCTTCAAGCGTGTCAATCCCTGCCCCAGCATAGAGGAGGTCGTTGCCGGCAAAGCCCTCCAGGCGGTCGTTTGCGCCGCTTCCGTTCAACAAATCATCACCGGAAAACGCCTTAGCCCAAAGAGCTATGTCGTCCTCGATGCCCGTAGTAGCCGCAGCCGCCTTGACCTCGTTGTAGTCGAGCGACAGCCCCGAGATTGATCCATAATCCCCCGTGCTCGTCGTCCGCTCCATCTTCGTGATGGTTCCGGATGAGATCCACTGGGACCCGACAAAGATTGGACCATACTGAGTACCGACCCGCTCGACAGTAAAGCTGCCTTCATACGTATCGGTCGCGATCCATCCCATTGGCTGATGCAGAACACTGAAGCTTGGAATGGTTGGCCCGGTCCCAAGAAACGACGGTTGCGATGCAGCGATTAACAGATCCGCGCGAAAGTCGAAGCCGTATTTGGTGAAGGACCCGTTCTGGTCCATTCCAGTGAATGTGGAAGGCCAATTTACTGTAGCCAAAGATGATTCCCCCTCAAAAACGCTGAGACAGCATCATTCCTAAGACAGGAAGGCAATCGTACGCGCATGTGACGCGTGCACGCACGTAAGGCTGAGGCGGCGAAGGCGTCAAGCCGATTCGATGGTCAACAAACCAACTGCTACGTATCGTAACAAACCCGCTTGACGGCATCTGCTACGTGTTGTAGCAATTGTTTATCCACTTCCACACGGATGAGCCCCATGCGCCGCCTTCGCTCCTTTCTCCAGAACCTCGTTGAACTGTGCTGCCTCGGCATCTTTGCGGTGGCTGTCGGTACCTGGTCCCTGATCCTGGGAGGGCTGTGAGATGGGCGATGTCATCCCCTTCCGCCCGCGTGCCCGCACTGCCCAAGTCATCACCATTGAGGCCGTCTCAATCCAAGAGATCCTGAACGTCACGACGGGCAACCATCTCTGCCCAGCCTGCAAAGGGCGCGGATGGGTCTTCTCGGCTGGACGCTACAGCCTCTCAGTCGATCCTTGTCCCTGCGGCGGCGATGACGAGAACCGCATCGATCTGGACGGGCCTGATTACCCGGGAGCGGCCTGATGTCATTCAACTCGCCCCGCTGCAAGGCCTTCTCCGAGAAGGTTGAGAACGCTCTCTGGATGCTCATCGGAGCCGTCGTCTCCGGCCTCTGGTGCTTCTCCCTCTTCAAGATCGTGGAGGCTCTATGAAGCGCGTTCCGGTCACTCCCCGCTATCGCGGCCCCATCACCCGCTACACCGAGAAGCGCCGCATCGACGTGATCGCGGAACTCTCCAAGCACTGCGGATGGGGCAAGCCCATCGTGAAGCTCCCGAAGGACAAGCACTGATGCCGAACTTCGATCACATCGCCTTCGGCGTCGCCGCAAGCCAGATCAAGATGGATGCCGACAAGCTGTCCAGGGCAGTTCACCTGGCCCTCGTCTACGCCAAGGACACGGCCAAGGGCGCCGGGCAAGCCGACTTCGACCTGCTCCATGCCGCCGCTTGCCTAGAGCTAGCCGCCCGTGATTGCCGCCTCCTGCACGCTCGCGTGCAGCAGCTCCGTGCCGATCAGAACAACCCCCGCCTTATCGCCGCGGAGTGAAGTCATGAACGCCCAAGCCACGTTTTCTCAAGAGATCGCCACCGCCGCCTTTGTCGTCCAGGCGCTGAAGGATGCTGGGATCACGCCGGATGACCCTGATTTCGAGCAGCTTGTCGAAAGCGAGTGCGATGCTCTGGAACGACTGCGCCGGATGCTCCGCGCTGCCCGATGGGCCGAGGGCCAGGCCAAGGCCGCCAAGGACATCGAGGCCGAGTTGAAAGAGCGCCGTCAGCGTTTCGAAAACAAGGCCGATACCCTCCGGGCTATCGTCAAGCAGGCGATGCAGACCCTTGGCCTGTCGAAACTGGAGGCCCCGGATCTAACCGCCTCCCTCACAAGCACCCGCCCCAGCGTGGTGATTGAGGACGAGGAGGCCATTCCGTCTCAGCTCTGCAAGATCGTCCGGACTCCAGACAAGGCTGCAATCAAGGCTGCTCTTGAGCAGGGCGAGGTTGTCCCTGGTGCGTCCCTATCCGCTCCGTCCCAGACCCTCAGAGTGAGCCCCCGCTGATGAACTCCTCCGACAAGAAAATCTCCGAGGTGCTGGCCAAGTTCGGCGAGCCTATGGCTGGAAACGTCTGGCGGGTTCAAGGAACGGCGGTCATCTATCACAAGGCGCTGGAGCGGATCGCAGCCCAAGCGAAGATCACCTTCGACGAGCCGACCATTATCCGAGCCGAGCGGGACGAGGCGGTAATCCGCGTCACCGGCCGCATGGGGGATCGCGTCGAGTGGTCCATCGGCGAAGCCCTGATCGGCGTCAACTACCGCGTCTCAGGCAAGCAGGCAGCTTACGTCTATGCGATGGCCGAGAAGCGGGCGAAGGATCGCGTGATCCTGAAGCTGATCGAGCTATCCGGGGACGTGTACTCCGAAGAGGAAGCCGACGAGTTCAAGCAAGAGCGCCCTGGCAACGTCGAGCAAGAGCAGGAGCAGCGGCAGCCGGCCAATGATCGACCGATGGACCCCGACAGCCCTGCAGGGATCGAAGCCGCCCTCAAGCAGAAGATCGACAAGTGCAAGACCATCAACGCGGTCACGGACCTGATGCTTCATGCCGACACGCAGAAGGATCTTGCCTGCCTCGCTGAGGGCATCCGCGACGGGGTTCGAGACCACGCTAAGGCGAAGCTGGTCTCTCTCGGCTGGCCTACGAAGAAGGCGCAGTGACATGAGCGACTTAGACGCCCGCTCCTTCGTGAAGCGCCAAGGCAAGCTTGTGCCGGCCGACATCATGGCAGACGAGCTGCTCAGCGGCATCCCTGAAGGCCGGGAGGTGCTGATCAGCATCCGGCGCCCGCGGAACCCAAAGCATCACCGCCTCCTGTTCGCCCTCCTCAGAAAGGTCCGGGACAACAGCGACCGATGGGATAGCGACCAGGCCCTACTAGACGACCTGAAGCTGGCCACCGGCCTGTTCGAGACGCGAGTGAACCTCGTCACGAAGAAGGCCTATGCGGTCCCGGGCTCCATCAGCTTCGCCAGCATGAGTCAGGATCAGTTCCGCGCATGGTTCGATCAGGTGCTGGTGGTGCTGGCCACCAATGTCCTGGGCTGCACGACGGATGAGCTGCGGGCTGAAATTGAAGCCATTGTCGAGCCGAGCAGGAGAGCGGCATGACCGACAACCGCCCTCGCATCTCAGACAAGAAGCGCCGCGAACTGTTCCTTCTGCACGGCGGGATCTGCCACCTCTGCGGACTGAAGATCGACGGTACGCGCCAGCGGTGGGAGGTCGAGCATGTGATCCCCCGGTCAATGATCGGGAGGCTTGCCGACACAGACGAGAACATGAAGCCCGCCCATGTCGACTGCCACAAAGAAAAGACGGCGGAGGACAAGGCCAACCTCGCGCGGGCTGTGCGCCGGCAGGATCGCCATACGGGCGTCCACCGACCCAAGGCGCCCTTGCCCTTCGGGCGCAACAGCAAACTCAAACGCAGAATGAACGGTGAGATCGTCGACCGTCGCACCGGACAAATCATCAGGGGCGCTCGATGAAACAACCCATCCGCATCTGGCATATCTCGATGCTTGCCGGCGAAGGTCACAAGGCTCTCATCCGCGCCATCCATGGCGAAGAGACCGAGGCTCGCATCGAAGCCCACAACTGGCGTGTCCAACTCACATGGCGCCACGTCAGCCCGAACTGCAAGCCCTTCACCCCTTCCGCCGTGCCGGCTGCTCCGGCTGACCTGTCCCGCGTTCCAGCGGTCGAGCACGGCGGTTCTGCTCTCAAGGAAGCTCGCGCATGACCAGCCAAAGAAAAGGGCCGCTGCAATCAGCGGCCCAAAGGTGGGACCAAGGTCCTTCCAGAGGGAACGACGCGAGCGGGAGGATACGTCGCGTCCGCCTCGAGATGGGTGCGCCAAAAAGGGTTAGTTACCCTTCGAATAGCCAAGCTGGCATGCACTACATGCAGATGTCCTGCCATGCTTCCGCCAAATTTTCTTACCCGCGGAAGGGAGCCCGTTCATGACCATACAGACCGACATCGCCCCTCCCTCAGAGGCAGACCATGCGGAGCTGGTGGGGGAGCTTAAATCTGCTTTCGATGCCAACAACCCGGCTCTGAAGAACCTAGCTCTCCGCAAAGCGCATGATGCCCTTTCCGCCCTCACCCACAGGGTGAAGGAACTGGAGGAAGGGAAGAGCGATCTCGTTCGCGCCAACATCGACCTTCTTGAACGCTGCCGACGGTTGGAAGCCACCTCTGCCCAGAACCAGCAGATGAGAACGGCGATGGAGGAGGCACGACGTGACGCAGAACGTTATCGCTTCCTTCGGTCCCGAAATCTGGACACGATCCATGCAGGCGGCGTGTTCGCAGGCAAGACACCCGACAACGTGGTGCTGAACGAAGAAGACTTGGACGCAGCAATCGACGCCGCCCTCTCCCTCACGGAGGAGAGCCGATGAGCCCGATCCACGACATCAAGACGAAGCTGGAACAGGCGAGCGAACTCAACGACGCGCTGTTCCGCGAGGTGCTGGAGACCCTTCAGCCGGACATGACCCACGGCATCCGCGCCTTTTGGGAGGCAGGAGCCTGCGAGAACGCAGCCCTCGTTCTCGTGGAGAGGATGCTGCCGGGACACCTGTGGCGCCTCGACAAAGACGATGGCGCTTATGAAGCCTTCATATGGGCAGACCCGAAAGACGGGCATGTCGGGAGCGCACGGTCGAAGACACCGGCCCTTGCCCTGCTCATCGCTCTCCTCACCGCTCTGACCACTGATGGAGGCCGGGATGGCTGATCTGATAGATAAAATCCTCCGTGCCATGCATGAGCATCTTGATATTGACGAGGAGCATGGGGTCATCACCGGCAAAGATGATGCTGCCGATGCCATCCTCGCCCTCCTCTCGGCAGACACCGCCCCTCCACCAGCAGAGGGGGAGGGTGTTTTGGCTGACCTTGAAGCCGTCTGCGATGAGCTGCATGACAGATGGGATCGGGATATGAAGCCGGGCAAGTTGCTTCAGGCCCTACGCGGCAACCTGAGAAACTATGACCCTCGCGTAACCCGTATCCGTACTGCCCTTTCCGCCCCTCCACCAGCAGAGGGGGAGGCAGAGCCGATCAAATACGAGTATGTGTCGAATTGGGCACCTGCGTCACCGTATGGAGATGGTTGGATCGAGTGCACCAAGGAAACCTACGAGCGCCTAAAGCGGGAAGGCAGGGAAGAGGGAACACAGATACGCGCTCTCTATGCCGCCCCCACCCCAGACACCGGGGTAGAGGATGTGAGGGAGGAGTGCGCCAAGATCGTAGAGCAGACGATCACTGAGATGCGCCTTCAGGACAATCGTTGGGCGCGGGCCGGGCTCCTGTTCGCGGCCCATGCCGTCCGCCGTGGCCGTCACCTGACGGCTGCTGAGAAGCTGGAGAACTTCAAACGGGCGATGGCTGAGGATGACGAAGCCGCCCTCTCCTCCGTCCCATCCCCTGCCAGGGAGGAGTGAGAGATGGTCGCAGGACACCGCTTTCCACTTATGGCCTTGGCGGGCCTTGGTGCTCTTGGATTGGCCGGGCCGGTCGTACGGGAGATCACCCGTCGTCACACGGGGCAGCATGACGATCATGTTGAGACCTATCGTGAGTGGCTTCATATCCTCGCCGCCCGCCAGCAGCTTGAACGCGAACGTCTCGCCAAATTGGAGCGAGACAAGGCCATCATTGACGCTGCCGAGGCCAAACGTCTCCGTCGACAGGCCAAGAGGCTCAAGCTCACCTCCCCCAAGGAGACAAGCCATGGGTGAAGGGAATATGGGCCACGAGCAGACGCAGAGGCAGGCCGCTATGCTGAAGACCAGGGAAATCCAGAAGATTACCGCCGCCTTGCCGAACGGGCGGGTCGAAACCGGGCCTGTGCAGTTCAATGATGATTGGCCGGGGACGTTCATCCGAGGGGATAATGCAAACCACTTCGCCCTATACCTTGCAGAGGCCATCCAGCGGCTAGAGACGATTAAGCCGGACAACATCTTCCTCGTACCCGTTCTGCGCGGTCTCCTATCGGACTTGCAATCGTCAAATCTCGCATTGCATAGCGACCGGTCACATCCCACCCCGCAGAAGAACGGAGGGCAGAATGGGTAAGAGCGCGATCAAGTCAGAATTCGCCCTGCTCGACATCCTTGGGAAGAAGCGTTGCTCCGATCTGAAAAAGCGACTGAAGAGGGAGGGTCCCTTTGAGGTCGTGATCCGGGCTCGGGTTGTTGGCGCCTGGGGTGATTACGACGGGATGTCCCAAGAGTTCGAGCTTGAGGTGACAGGCGTCGAAGCCCCTCCTTCTCCACGGGGGAACGAGACCGAGGGAGCATGAGAATGAGCATCCGCACGATTATTGAACTCAACCATGACTATGCCCATCGGATCGAAGCGGATACCCAGTTCACCGATCTCTTGAGCGAAGCCCTGCGCACGGGCTCGGAGCAAGCCTGGGAGACCTTGAGACGCTACGGCGTCACTCGTCTGGCTCAGGCCCACCATTCCGACGAGCGCCAGGTTCTGATTAATGGCCGCTCGTCCTCTCCACGGGGGAACGAATGAGACAGGCGCAGGTCAAACCTCCGTTCAAGCGGTTGCTGACCCGAGCCGAAGCCGCTGCCTATTGTGGCCTCGGCTCCTCCCCGCCCCCGGTGCGTCCGAAGCGCGTCCGTCCGGGCAAGCAGGGCCTTCGCTACGACGTTCGAGACCTCGACGAGTGGATAGACAGGTTAGAACGTGGCGAGCATGATTCCGGAGATAGGGACTGGCTAGCCGAGTTGGATAATGAAGAGACCTAAGGTTCCCGGCGTGAAGTGCTATGTCTCGAACGGCATAGCCTACGCCTATGACAGGAAGACCGGCACTCGGCTGACGCCCCCACACGCGCTCTATTCGCGGGAATGGTTCGAGGCGCTGGACGCTGCACGCGCAAAGGCGAAACCGGTAGAGGAGAAGGGCGGGACCTGGGGTGCGGCCGTCACGGAGTATCGAGCGAGCCCCAAGTTCCTCGACCTCGCACCCCGCACGAAGGAGGACTATCAAGCTGTCCTCGATTGGACCAAGCCGCTTCACCCGATGCCGTTGACGCAATGGACGCGCGGGTTCGTGGCGAAGTTGCGCGATAAGGCCAAACTCAAGAAGGGGCGCCGGTTCGCCAACTATGTGCTCAGCGTCGTGTCCGTGGTGTTCGCTGTCGCCATCGAACGGGAACTGGCAGACACCAACCCGGTTCGGGAGGTGAAGAAGATCCGTAAGCCGAAGGGAGAGCCCCGCGCCAACCGGCCATGGGCTCCCGAGGAATGGGAAGCGGTCAAGGCCGCCTGCCCTCCCCACATCCTGGCCCCGGTCCTCCTAGGGGGCATTCTTGGCTACCGGCAGGGGGAGATCCTGTCAGCCCCGCGCACATCCTACAATCGCAAGACCGGGCAGCTCAGCCGCATTTCCGCCAAGAGCGGGAAGAAGGTTGTCGTCCAGGCCCCGAAGGCGATCATCGAAGCCCTCGACGCCCTGCCCAAGCACAACGCCACGACACTGTTCGTGAACACACGCGGCCTGCCGTGGACGGAAGACGGCTTCCGGTCCTCGTTCTTCAAGATCATCCGCAAGCTGGAGGAGGAGGGCAAGGTGGCGGACGGGCTGACCTTCCACGGTCTGAGGCACACGGCGGCCACCCGGATGCGTCAGCTCGGCTTCGACACCCGCACCATTGCCGACATGCTGGGTCAGGAGACCGAAGGCATGGCCGGCCACTACTCGCGGGAGGCGGATCTTGAGCCGAAGCTTCGCGGGGTGGTGAAAAAGCTCGACCAGCACACCCACAGAAAAGCGCAAGACGCTTAGACAAAATGTCGAATTTCTCAATAGTTTGTGGTAACTTTAGACAGAAATCAGGAGGTTAAATGCTTGAGATCAAAGGGATGAAATCTGACTCTGACTCCGTTAGTCTTGGTTCGAATCCAGGTCCCCCAGCCATCCTTGGTCGTTTCCCCAAAATTCGCTTGAAGGTTCGAAGAGGGCCGCCTCGTCGTCCGGCGCCCGAGGTTTTGAGTGGGAGCTGTCTAGCTTGCTCCGAAGCGTGAGCAGTCTCCGATGGGAAACTTTCGTCGAAGGTGGCGAATGCTTGATTTTGCGAATCTACGCCACAGGTAGCAGCTATCGCCAACTCTGCCTGCGAGGCGCGCCTTGTTCGAGCGACGGCTGAAACGCACCTTCCTGCTCGACCGTGCGGTCGATGGAAGCTTGATCGCGACGGCCATAACGGCAGCCCTCGCCGCGTTCCTGATCTGCTGCCAGCTCCCCTGAAACGCCGGGTCATAACCCTGCTGTAGAAGGGCAAGCCGCAGGCCTACCCCCAAAACCTTCAACGGTTCAAAAGGGGATCCCCTTTTGAACCGCCCCCTTGTCGGGGACACTCGTGTCGTGAGGCGGTTATATTTCCAGAAGTGAGCCACCACTCACACTGCGAGCACCGTCCATGCGTATTCTGAGTCTATGCGCCCTTGCCGCATCCCTTCTCCTCCCAGGAAGCGCTTTTGCGCAGAGCGGAGGGTGGGCTTCGACACCCCAGGGGAAAGCGCGCTGGGATGCCTGCTACAAAGAGACGAGACTGATCTATCGGACCCGCAACATGTCCTTGAGCGACTACCGAGCCACCATCAAGGATGCCCGCCGCGGGCACATGCGAATCTGCATGACCAGGGCCAATCCTCCCGCACCCGTGCGGGTCGCGGTTCCGACGGACACTCATCCCGAAAGCTCACTGGTGAGCTGGGCAGGCAGCCCCTGA